CTTAAACGAAACTTAAGAAATCTTATCTTACAGATATACTATCTTAATCTGTTTAAGGTTAAATTAAGTTGTTAATAAATTTAGGATATAAATTTAAATTTTTATATAAATCTCTATAATAGAATATAAAATAAATTCAATAAATTTAAATTCATATCCAAATTTTATTAACTACTTAATCTATTCTTACATTGTAACTAATATATTACTAATTTAAGATTAATTTAAGTAGTTAATAAAAATAGGATATATTTTTATATTTTTGCTGTAAGCAAGAGATTAAAACAAGTAAAACAAATAAAGAATTAAATTTAATGTATTTCTTATTATAAGAATTCTATTGAAATTTGAATTTCTATCCTAAATTTATTAACTACTTAATTATCTATTAATATATTACTTCTTTATCACTAATTTAAGTTTTCTTTAAGTAGTTAATAAAATTCAGATACAAATTTAAATTTTTATATAAATTTCTATAATATAGAATTAATAAAAATAAATTTTTTAATCTCTTGCTTACAGCAAAATTCTAAAAAATAAATTCATATCCTAAATTTATTAACTACTTAATTTAATCTTAAACTAAATAATTAATTATAAACCTTAAGCAATATCTAAGTAGTTAATAAAAACTGCATACGAATTTAAATTTTAATCAAATCTCTATAATATAGAATCAAATAAATTCAAAATATAAATTCATATCCTAAATTTATTAACTACTTAAAATAAACTTAAATTAAATAATTAATTATAAACCTTAAGCAATATCTAAGTCTTAGGGTGGTTAATAAAATTCAGATATCAAATCAGAAATTTAAAAGTATAAATACACTTATAATAATTAATTAATTGAATAAGGGATTAAATGTCAGATATAATTCAAAATGGTATGTATAAAGTTCTCGGCGATATGTCAAGACCTACCAAATTTAAATGTATGATATTTTTGCCTAAAATTTTAAAAAATATATCTGTAAAAGAACAAGATATTGACACTTATTGCAAGGCAACATCATTTCCTTCACTATCTACTGAAATTATAGAAATAGATTATAAAGGTCGCACAATCCCTATTCAAGGTATGCAAAGAATAGAACAAACCTGGTCTTGTGAATTTTATAATGATGAAAGTCACTTATTAAGAAATTTATTCATCAATTGGATGTTAATGTCACAATACTACAATTACGGAAATAATATACATATGCCAAATGAAGATAGATTAGTTTCGGCGATGTCTATTTATCAATTAGATTACGAATTAAAGAAACAAACAGCAGTTAATACATTTTTTAATGTTTTTCCTATTGAAGTATCAGAAATAGAATTAAATTCAGAATCTGTTTCACAAGTTCAAACATTTTCAGTTAAATTTGCTTATTCACATTTTCAAGTTACAACTATCGATTCTAAATTTATGTCTGCTAATGATATAGCCGATAAGATTAAATCAATGATACAAGACACTTTAAATTCTATTGCTAATTCAGTAATGGGTGCAGTTAAATCAACAATAGGTGGAACAATAGATTCTTTAGTTGGTGACACAAAATCAGCACTTGGTGGAATATCTAATAAATTATCATCAGGAATATCAAATGCAACTGATTTCTTTACATCAAGTTTTAAAAATTTCTTAGGATAAAGGATTAATTTTGTTACTTCAAGACGCAGTAAGAGAAGTTTATAAGAAAAATTGGACTTTAATTGCAAACTTTTCATTTATTTTACACCCTACCCCTGAATTTGGTAACTTAATAAATTGGGGTTCTATTGAAAAAACTAATACAGACCTTAACATTGCCTGCATTTCAATAGAAACACCTGAATATACCAATCAATCTATTGAAGATTATTCAGGTAATATGTGGCGATATAATAATGGACGTGATGAATTGTTTAGATTTACAATGACTTTTAGAGATTTTAATCAATTTGAATTATATAGAAAATTTGTAAATGCTTATAACTTAAGTAAAGATAACTATTTTGATAAGGTTGTGTTTAATTGTCAGGTATTTGCTGACCCTGATAATGGAACTCCAAAATCTACTTTACTCTTTGGAACACAATCTGCATTAATTGAAGGTGTTTCTCAACTATCACTTAATAATAGCACTAAGAATCAAATTGCTGAATTTACTGTGAGATTTAAATGTAATTCGCCGTTACACGCAAGCGTAAGTAATGAGAATTCAGGTTCAATTGTAAGTGGCGGATTATCACATTTAAAATTCTTTTAATATTTTTAATATTTTAAATTTAATGAAAGGTTAAAATATGGCTGATTTTAATAAATCTTTTGAACTTCTAGCAAAATTTGAATTTAATAATTCTGCTAATATATTACATAAAAATCCTAATGAAACAGGATTAACTTATTGGGGAATTTATGAAACCGCTAATCCTAGTTGGCAATGGTGGAATATAATTAAACAAGAAATTCAAAAAACAGGTTCAATTAAACAAGCAAGTATAAATCTATCTAAAAATCAAGATTTAACACTAGATGTAATGAGATTTTACAAGAAAAATTATTGGGATTCTATAAATTTGAATTATATTGAATCTCAAAAAGTTTGTGATGAAATGTTTATGTTTGGTGTAAATTGTGGAATTAAGCAAGCAGTTAAATTAGCACAACGTGTTGTAGGTGTTGCTGATGATGGTGTAATAGGAAATCAAACTATTCAAGCAATTAATAATTATGATGAAAATGATTTTGATAGAGAATTTGATATTGAAGAAATGAAATATTATGACTCTATTATACAGAAAAATCCTAGTTTAAAAATATACAGAAATGGATGGTATAATAGAGCCAACTCAATTTAAATTTAATGATTTATTCAGTTATAGAAGTTTCTTTAATTCTATAACTGCTTTAAATCCTTTTTGAATATAATTATTAATCTCTAATCTCTTATTATCTTGTAATGCAGAATTTAAATCTTTATAATTAAAATCGCTAGGATAAACCAAAACATTATAATCTTTAGCATATTCAATCATTTTCTTAATTCCTGTTGTATCATTATCAAGACAAAATATAGGATTTTTAAGTTCTTTAAGACGTTCTTCAGGTATATCAATTCCACATTGTGCTATTATATTAGTTTTACCTGAACTTAGAGCGTCAAAAATTCCTTCAAAGATATAAACAGGTTGCTCTTTATCTATATTAAACCAATTCCATAATTTATAATCTTTATTTAAATTAAATGTTTTAAAATCTTTAATATCTGTTTTTCTTGAATAAAATCCATAAATTTTATTTAATCTATAAAAAGGAATTACAATTGAGTTTTGAATTTTATAAAGTTTATCATCTATGATTATATCTGTATTAATAAAATAAAACTGACCGAATTTCGTGCAGTCTTTATAATCTATATTTCTTGATTTAAGATAATTTAAACCTAATTCAGATTGCTCCAAAGGAATTAATAAATTTTCTAAATCAATAGTCTTAAATTCAGGTATATCATCAGTTTCTACAATTTCTTTATCATTGCCTTTATCTACAAAATCAATATCATTTAAGAATATTTTTTGATGAAAACACTCCCTTTTATAATCATAAAGTTTATCAGGGAAATATAATCTTAAGAAGTTATACATATTTGTATTAACAGGACAATCGCCGTTAAAACATTTAACAAAATCGTTTCCGCCTTTATGATATAAATGAAGTCTTTTAATTGATTTGTTTTTCTTAGAATCGCCACAAACAGGACATCTAGCAGATATATCAATTAATGTTTCTTTGCCTATATCGTGGCAACACATCTTAAAGAATTTAATATTTAGTGGATTTAACATCATTTGCTCCTGTATATAATGATGTTATTATACTATTAAAATCTTAATTATTACTTATTTAATCAATTCTTAGTATAAAATTCTTTAAATTTAGGGTATAAATCAAGAATTTCAGATGGTGTGTTGCGTTTAAAATACAATTCATTATCTATATTATCTATTAATGATTGTGTAGTAGCATTAATATTTTGAAGTTTTATTTCTTTAACATTAATATCAGGATTTGATTTTAATATATAAGTATATTGATAAAATTTATTCGTGCCTGCTATAATAGTATTAATATTTTTCTGTATTAAATCGCATTTTTCTAATATAGTATTTAAATATCCTGAATTATGCGATATTATAGTTATGTTTTTGTTATCGCCGAAACATTTTTGAATTGCTAGTTTTCTTAATTCAAATGTATGTTTATCAGAACTAGGGTTTATAATACAAATTACGCCGTTGTCGTAGTCTTTTAAAGATTGTTTAATTATTTCGTAATGTGCTTTAGTAAATATTCTAAATTTGCCTATAAATAGGAAATTGTTATTGTTTTTAATTCTTTTGATTAATATTTTCTTATATTCATTATGAATATCATCTTTAACGTCTAGGTCTGTTTTATTTTGTTTTAGATAGTTTTTAAATTTAAGTTTTCTTAAATTATCTGCTACTTGCTTTAATATATCGTTAAATTCGTCTTGATTAAATAAATTGATATTTGATATCAAATTTAGTGCAGTAAGTCTTATAAATTTATTATATTCTAAATCAGGTTTAATTATATTATTAGTTATTTCAGATTTTAAAACTTTAAAATATAGTCCATTTTGTATAATAACTATACCTTTTTCTGCTCCGCCATATTTTGAATTTATTGATAAAAATAATTCTTGAATCTTAGAAATATAATCATCAATATAATTTAAATTTAATAGATTTTTAATTTGTAAATATTGTTTCTCTACTTCAGGGTCTAATAAAGAGTTTTCAAAATTATTTAAATATCCTGCAAATAGAATTCTTGGTGTGTCTAGTTTTAAAATTTTAGCATATAAATCACGTTTTAGAACTCTGAAATCTTTAGGATTTGATAAAATACGACCATAATTTAATTGATATTCGGTGTTGGCATATCCTATCAAAACTAATTTATGAGTTAATTTATATTTAGTTTGTTGCTTATCGTGATTGCATAAGAACATAATAAAAAATTCAGTATTAATAGGGATTTGTGAAAAATCTGTATTTAATTTATATAGATGTTCTAAGTGATTAAATATTACTTTAATTTGAGAATATGATTTAGATTGTTTAATTTTTGTATTAGGTGCATAATCAAATTCATCAGGATATTGAATATAATCTTTATAAGAAACTATCCAATCTTTTTTAAAATCATTAGTATCAGAAATTCTTATTAATCTTATTTTTATTCCGTCTAATTTTTGTTCTATTAAACATTCAGAATTTAAAAATTGTTTCTTACGTAAATCTGAATTTAAGTAAGTATTAAGATTTTGAATTTCTAAATTTAGAGCCATTTATACACCTTTTAAATTATACTTTATTGTATTACTATTTATATTCAAATATAGAGTTGCCTGAAATTAATCAGGCACACTATTAATTAATCTGCTAGTAAAATATATCTAAATTCTCTGTTTAATCTTTTAAGATTGTTATCATATTGAGATTTAAGATTTTTATTTGCGATATACATATTTGTATAGTCTGTTGATTGTTTTTTAATTCTATCAAAATGTTTATATTTTTTATTAGGAACATAAACACAAGTATCGGTAAATGTATATTGTCCGTTGCCTGCTGAATATTTACATTTTTCTTCATTTACAACTTTTGGTAAATTACAAAGTTTTCTTTGTCTTAGTTTGATACTATTTAAAGTATTCGCATATACATCAGAATATTTGATATTTTTTGCTATTAAAGATTCTAGGTAAAATCTTATATCGTCTTTATGTTCTGATTTTACATTATTATATACTTCTCTTATATAATCACAAATTTCATCAGATTTCATATCATCTTCAAATACTAGATAATCTGATTTTAAAGTTCCAAATTGATATGAAAAACTTAAATAATCTTTTCTAAAATTAACATCTACTATTTTTTCAATAGGTGCTTTATCAATATTATGTGATAGATGATTTGAAAAGAAGTTTTTTGAAACTTCTTCATATTGGCTATCTCTGTTTTCTTTGTATTCTGCGTAAGTCATTTGTTGCTCCTTCTAAGCGATTTATTTTTAAAACAAGAGAATTATATAGTATCATTGCTTAAATAGAGTTTAAAGATAACTTAATATTTGCTTAATTTATAAAATTTATGAGTAAATAATATTAATAAAACGATATTTATTTAAGGATATAATAAGAATTTATGGTATATTATTATAAAAACACAACAAGGAGCAAATAGATAAGATGACAGAAAATAGAAAAGTTTTGCATAATGCTAAGTTGGCAAAAGATGATGAATTTTATACACAAATGATAGATATTGAAAATTGTATAGAAAATTTTGATTTAAATAATAAAGTGATATATTGCAATTGTGATGACCCTAGTTTCAGTAATTTCTATAAATTTTTTAAGATTAACTTTACAAAGTTAGGTTTAAAAAGATTAATATCAACATATAAATCTGATGAACCTTATAGATACGATTATGATGGGATTAATGAAATTAAAACGCCTATTGAATCAGGTTTATTTGAATATAATTCTAATATAATAACTGATAATATAGATGATATAATAGTAGTAACAAATCCACCATTTTCTTTATATAAAGAATTCTTTAATTTCTTAATGGATTTAAAAGTTAAATTTATAATTATTGCAAATTTAAATGTTTTAGGATATAGAGATACTTTTAGCAAATTGAGAGAGAGAGAGATAATGGTCGCTTACAGCGGAAAACAAACTTACGAATTTATAAGACCTGATGGAGTATTGCAAAGAGTTTCATCTATATGGCTAACTAATATCAATCAAACTCAAGAACTACCAATTAGAGAATTTAAAACAAAATACAATCCTGAATTACATCAAAAATACGATAATTATAATGCTATAAATTGCGACAAGACGGCAGATATTCCTTATGATTATAACGGTGTTATCGGAGTTCCTATATCTGCACTTACTATTTTAAATTATAGACAATATAATATAGTAAATTTAGGTGCAGTTAAAAATGGGTGTGTTTTTGATAAACAATATCATAATACAATTTTTCATAGTTCAAGTGGAAAATCAAGCGAAACAACAGTATTAAATAGATATTTAAATTTAGAAATATCCAATAGATTAGAAAATAAAAGTTATTATGAAGATAACGGAAAATTCTATATTCAGCCATATACAAGAGTTTTAATTACTTTAAACAAAGATTTTAATAACATTAAGGAGTAGAAAAAAATGAGTTCAGAGTTAGAAAAATTATCAGCACTCGCCAACATATCAGAAAATAAATTTAATAATTTTATAAATTTTTTAAATAATTTATCAGATAGAGATTTATTTAAATTAGGTTCATTATTAAGTGCAGTTGATATTTACACAACAGAAAATGGCAATTATATCAAATTTAAGAATAATACATTTATAGATGTTAATGGCTCACTTGTAACAAAAGCAGGCGATTTTAATGTAGTATTGGCAGATACAATACATTTTAATCCTGATTTAGATTTTAATAATACAGATGATTTCTTAACACTAGAAAGGAATTTAGAACAAGGCAATAAAAAAGCATTAGAGAAAATAGCAAATTCTTGTGATTGTGAATCACACCAATCACATTAAATTATACTAAATTATATTAATTAAATTTAAAGGAAATTAAAATGGTAAAAACATATATTTTAGATACTAATATTATTTTAGATGATTTAAATAATATATTTAAAATCTATAATAATGAAAATATCTTAATTTTACCTAGTATAACATTAGATGAACTAGATACAAAGAAAACAAATTTTGATGAATTAGGTTATCGTAGCCGTGAATTTGGACGATTTTTAGATGAATGCGAAATACAAGTAATATCAAATCCTAGTCTTTTAGATTTTGTAAATTCAAATAAAGCGGATAATTTAAGATTATCTAAATTAACAAATAAAGCAAACAATATTACTTTATATGTAGCAGACTTAAAAGAATTTGAATCTGATACAAAATATAGACACACTACTATATTAAACGATAGAAAGATAATTGAAATTTGTCAATATTTTAAAGATTCTATATTAATAAGTTTTGATGTAATGTGTAGATTAAAGGCACTATCAGAAAATATAGAAGCAGAAACTTTAAAAGGTTCATCACAAGAAATAGATTATCATTTTATTAAAGAATTATCATTAAAAGATTATATAGACCTAGACGGAACAAAAGTTTATGATTTTGATAAAGATTATCAACCTGATAACTTTAACTATATAATAAAATTTGATAATGGTAAAACAGATGTTTATCAAGTTTTTAATGATACATTATATAGACTTGATGAAAGCAATATCAATAAACAAGATATAAAACCTTTAAATTTAGGACAAAAATTGTTTGTAGGTTCTGTAATATCTGATTATACTAATATAATAATATCAGACGCACCAGCAGGAAGTGGTAAAACTTTGCTTGCTTTATCAACAGCAATAAGATTAGTAAAAGAAAAAAAATTTAATAGAATTGTATATATTAGAAACTCAATAGAATCAATTGACAAAGGCGAAGATATAGGATATTTACCTGGTCTTGAAGAAAAATTTGCTATTTATAACCACCCACTATATGATACCTTAAAATTTATTGCTAAACAGCAATTAACACAAGCAAATCATAATAAATCAAATAAAGACCAAATTTCAGATGAACTAATTGATAAAAGGGCTGAAGAATTACAAGAGCGATATAATATTACTACAATGTGGATAGGCGAATTAAGGGGCAGGACAATATCTGACGCAGTAGTAATATGCGATGAATTTGGAAACTTTAGTAAAAAGTCAGGACAATTAGTAATTTCAAGACTTGATAAAGGTTGTAAATTAATTGTAATAGGTTCAAATAATCAAATTGATAACCCTTATATAAACAAATATACAAATGCTTTATCAACATTATTTAATGCGACAAAAGAAAAACACCCTGAAGTTAAGTTACACGCCACTGTGATGGATAAAATTGTTCGTGGCGGAATTACAGCATTTGCAGAAAGAGTTTTTAACTCAAAATAATATTTAAGTTTATTTTAAGTGTTCCTTAATGTTTTTATAAGTTTAGGTGTGATAATCTAACACAATTAAAAATAAAGAAACTTAAGGAACACAAGATGAATAAATATCAAATTGAAGCACAAGAGAATTTAGATAATATAAAATCTATTTTAAAACAAAATCAATTATCATTTCAAGATATAATAAATTTATATGATTTAATATCTTATAATCAATTTCTTAAAGATGATATTTTTATATCAATTACGCAAGAACAATTACCATTAGAAGAATATGAATGTTTAGTTTATTTTAAAGTTACTTACTTCGGCAAAGAATCAATTTATAAATATACATCAAATTTAAAAGAATTTAATTTTTACGAATTAGTAAAATCAGAATTATTATTTACACTTGAAAATGGTAAATTAAAAACATCTACACAAACAATACCATATAATTTTGATACAAAAATATCAAAAATAGAATTCATAAAATTGTTTCATAAACAATTAGAAACAAAATTTCAATCATTTGAAAAGAATTTTAATAATAAGGTGCAAGCACTAAAATCTAAAGAACGTCAATATAATAAAGCATTAAATTATAAAGTAGCAATAATAAATGATTATTTGCCAAGCAAATATGAATCTTTATATTTTCCTACTAAAATTTTTGAAAGATTACAAATTAAGGCAGGTATTTTCTTTGTTTATGAATTAAAACCTGGATATGAAAATTATACTGAAAAACAAATAAAAGACCATATATTAGAAAAATTATATTTAAATCCTTTAAAAGAATTAAAAGAATCTATTGCAAAAACTGAACCTAGATTAGAATTTTTTAAGAAACAATTAGATATTATTTCAGATAATTATTCAGAATACTTATTATAAAGGACTTTAAATGGAAACAAAATTACCTATTACAATAGAACCTGATAGAACAAAACTTCATAATATTTTATCAGCAAGTGCAGTTTCAATTCAAGATATTATAAGTTTTTATGATTTAATAGAGAAATATAACTTGCACGATAGATTTAGTGTATATACTTGTCCTTATGAAGATTATATGACTGCTTTTAAAATAAAATATGATAATTTAAGTTCTATATATAGATTTGACACATCTTTATATTCTGATTTTAATTGCTATAATAAACTTTATGAACGCACAACATCAGATATTAATAATTTTTTAAATCCAAATGGCAGGCAAGAAATAATGCCTTTATATGGTATTGGTATAGATTTCAATATTAAATTATCTAAATCAGATTTTATGAGAAAATTTATATACGCAATAAATTTTTTAATCGATTCTTATTTTAAAAAGATAGAATACTTTAATAATCAAAAAGAAAACACAATAGCAAAACATAATCAATATATGAATTATAAATTAGAGTTGCAAACAATACCACATTTTGATGGCAGACTTATGAAGCCAAGCAAGTATTATCAATCTTTTTCAATTTATGAAAAAAGACTTATAGTAGTAAATTTATATCCTAGTTATAAAGATTTATCAGAATATGAATTAAAAAAATTAATAATAGATGAATTATTAAATGAAAGTTTAGAAAAATTTGATAATCAATTGAAACCAAATATTGCAAATTATAGTAAATTTAAGGATTTATTGGATATAATAAACAAAGATTATTTAGAATACACAATGTAAGGATTAATAATGACTTTTCTACAAGCAAATGGTAATTTTGACTCTAGGTTAAACTTTACTCAAATTTTAGATTTATTAAAATCAGGTGGCAAGATGACTTTTATCACTGCCGATAAAAATAAAATTAGATTAGAATATAATAATTTGTCACAAGATTTTGAATTTTCAAAAAATGCTTATGAAGCCATAGATTTAAGGCATACTGCAATAATTCACACTGACGCAACAGAATGTGATGAAAATATGTTTATATCTGATTATTATGAAAAAATAAATTCTGTTTTAAACTATCTATATAAACAATTAAAAGTAGATGAAGGACATTATGAAACAGAACAAAAGAAAGCAGAGAAATTAAAAACTTTTAAACTCAAATTTGTTTTAGATGAGTATTATCCTAAATATACAAAAAATACATATTTATTAGAAATAAAAGATAAATTTGAATATATACTTGATTATAATTTTAATGAAATTATTATTATAAATTTAATATCTGAAAAACTTAAAAAGACCCTACAATTAGATGAAAATTATTTTAAAGAAACTATATTGAAAGAAAGGCATTATAAAAATTTAGATGAATGGCTAGATAGAATAAGATATATTAAAAGACAAATACAAAGATATGAAATAGATTTAAATTATATCAAAGATAATTATTTAGAATATTGTTTATAAAGTGCTTATAGGATTTAGATATGTTGCCACTAAAAGAATTAGAATTTAGAGATTTGCTACTATATATGAAATCAGATAAAATAAAAGTTTATAAAATAGGCGGTAGTGCGAGATTTATAAAAGTTCAAGGTGTTATAACTCTATATTATAATTATAGCCATTCACTAATGAAATTTGTTAAAGTTGGCGTAATGAATCAAAATCTTGATTTGTGGAGTTTTAAAGAATTTATAAATTTTTATTATACAAATTCATCAGATTATATTAATAGATTTAGTGATGAAAAGAACAGATTAATTAAAAATTTTAATAATACAACAGATAAATCAACAATAAATTCAGTTAAAAATTCTATTAATTATTTTGATGAAAAAATTAATAAAAATTTAAAATTAGTTGAATTTATTAATAACAATTATTCTGAATATTTGATATAAAGTAAAGGATTAGGTGGCATTATAATGAAAGATTTTATACAAATTGAAGATATAGCCGAATTAGTTAAATTAAACAACAATAGAAGTATTAAATTATTTTCTAATTCTAATACTTATAATATTAATATAGTTGAATTTTTTAATACCAAATATATTGTTAATAAATATGCTTTTAATCAATCTTATTATGAAAAGCAAAATCAAAAAGAATATAATATCGGCGATGTCTTAGAATTTTCTAATTCTAATATGACTTTAGTTAAAGATTTTTTATTTTTTGTTAAAAATCATTATAATGTATTATTAACAAGTCACAAATTTACTAAATCAAATTATAATGCCAATAATAGAATTTATGAAAAATATATTAAAAGAAAAACTTATACTTTAGTCAAAAATACTGAATATAAATCTAATGTTATTATAAAAACTAGCAAATTTGATTATTTTATCGATGATACAAATAAATTAATTATAGTAACAAGAGTATCAGAGAATATATCAGACCAAGAACTTAAAAAATTGATTATATCCAACAGCAGTTCTATTATGTCACAACCAAATGATTTTAAAAGAGTTGCTGATTCACACAAAAGAAATCTTGATAGATTAGAACAAAGTTTAAATTTTATTCAAAATAATTATTCGGAATTAGTGATTTAATCAAATAAATTCTCTATACCATTAACAATATCTTGACCTGTATCGCCAATTGCACCATCAATAATTTTTCTTGTAATTGATTTAGGTTCAATAGGTTCTAATTCAGAATATGCAAAAGTTACACTAAATTGTGATAATTGTGACTCGTTTGCGTCGTCAAGTTCTACTGCACCTACTTCACTAGGAAAGGCATTTTGCAATTTATATCCATAAACTTTATCATTTTGTTTATTTAATTGCCAAATATTAATATCAACTTGATAATTAGGTGCTGATGGTGTTCCTAAGAAAGCATTAGTTAAAAATCCTACACCATTATCAAAATCTATTTGAGATTTTAAATTTTGAGCCGCCTGAATAACGCCTGCTACTGCTTCCATACCTTGAACGAAAGAATCGCCAAACATACCTAATACACCATTTTGTTTAGGTTTTGTATTATCAATTAGTTTGCACCAAGCGTCAAACATTTTTCTAATTTTCATACTAGAATCATCAATAATATTAATCGTATATGTTCCAGGAAAATCTGCTTCACCACGCATTTTATAGCGTCTTCCACGATAATAAACATCTATAACACCTATATTACGTTCAGGTAATGCAGTGGATTGACAAAGTATTGCTAATTTTTTACCTTGAACACCTGGCATAGGCATTTCAATAAGATATTTGTTTGTTCTAAGACCTAGACCTGCTCCTAGTTGTTTTTTAATATCTGATAATGTAAATGCAAATTCGCCTGCCATTTAGATAATTCCTTAAGTTCTTAAGTATTTTATATGTGTATTTATATCTTTAATAATTCTTAAATCTTATATTGTAAGCAAGAATTTATATTTCTTAATATGTAACTATAATATTATTAATATCTCTAAAATCCTTAAAAATCCATATGTTAATTAAGAATTGTTTAAGTGAATTTGTGTTATTATTCTCTTATCAAACAAATAAAGGATTAGAAAATGAATACAGAAATAACAAAGACAGCAGAAAATAAAGACTTTAAGGGCATTGAAGAACTATCTGATATTTTCGGATTGTCAGTATCTGAAACAATTGAAAAACTTAGAACAGAATTAACTTCACTTGATGAAGATACAGATGAATTTAATGAAATTAAAGAACTAGCAAAAAAACTTAATCCACTTGCAGAAGTTCCTGTAATTGATGAAATTTTAGAACAAATTAAAAATCTTTATACTTCATTTGATGAAAGAATAGAGAATTTAAATCAAGAACGTGACGCAAATAATAAGTTTTATAGAGTTTATAAATCAATGCTATACGATATTAAATATACTGATACTTATATGTTTTACGCAAATTTAATTACTCAATGCAGAATTAAATTTACTGATAGCGTGCCAACTTTAGGTGTATATTTCGATAATGGATATAATCTTGCTATTAATCTTAAATTTATAGAAAGATATTCAGATAATATTGTAATGGGTTTGTTAAAACACGAGATGTTGCATATTCTTGGCGGACACTTATTAGGACGTTTAGAAAATAGAAAACATAAAATTTGGAACTATGCAACTGATTGTTCTATTAATCAACTTATTGAAACTAAAGACTTACCAAATTCACACGTTTCTTTAAAGACAATTAAGGATTTAACAAAAAATCAAAATTTAGAAAAAGAGAAACAAGCAGAATATTATTATGATTTCTTAGAAAAAGAAGATAAAAATAATCAAGGTGCTAATGGTAATGATGGTGACAATGGTAATGGCAACGGAAGTGGAAATGATAATAATGAAAGTAACGACAATGAAAACAATAATAGTCAAGAAAATAAAGAAGCAGGAACACACAATGTTTGGAACAAAAATAAAATTCCTTCAGATGACCTTGCAAAAGCAATGACTAGAGAAGCAATTAAAAAAGCCCTAGACGCAACAAAAAATAATGAAAAAGGTAGGGGTTCAATTCCTGCTAATATTATTGAAATTCTTGATTTGTTTCACGATAAAGCACAACTAAATTGGAAACAATTATTAAGACGCTATCAAGGAAATAAGAAAATTGATAAAAGACAATCAATTTTAAAAGTTAATAGAAGATTTATGAATAGAGATGATTTGCGTGGCAAAATCTCAAATAAAACTTTTACAACTTCTGTAATCGTTGATGTTTCAGGCTCAATAGCAGATGAATTTATATATGCAGGATTGTCAGAAATTTATCATATTTGCAAACTTACAAATTCAAGTTTAAAAGTTATTCAAGTTGATACAGAAGTTAAAAAAGTATCAGATTTTGATAGAAAAACTAAAGTTTTTGAAAGGTCAGGTAAAGGCGGAACTTATCTTTATCCAGGAATTCAAAAAGCCAAAGAATTAGATTCAGATGTAATAATTGTAATCACTGACGGATATATAGAATCAGTTAAAGATAGTTGGACTGAAAAACCTAAACACGTTATTTTCTTGCTAGACAACAATAATGTTAAGATTGATTATGACTATCCGCAATATTATATAAAATCTTTTTATGAGAAATAGGTTTAATTAAATGTATTACATTTATGCAATAGCCAACGATTTTCTTTATAAATTAGTGTTTGATGATACATATAGTGCTTCAGAAAATACAAGATTAGATAATAGATTAAGAGTATTAACTGAAGCATATATTTTTATTAATTCTAAATTTAGAGCGTGCTATTTTCTAAATACTGATGAAATAAGATATAGATTTAGAAATATAGATAAAAATAATTATGTTATTTCAGAAACTACTGAACCTGAATTTGAATTTACAGAAAAATTTAGAAAATTAAAAATAGATAATTTTAGAAAATCATTAATAGAATTATATAAAGAATTAAATCAAAAACAAAATTATTATCAAAATTTAATTGATAAAGTTGGCGAGTTTGATAAAGAATTACTTAAAAATAATAAATGGTATAGAGAACAACTTTATCCTGTTGTAAAAGACCAAATATCATTATTTTTAGAAATGCAACATTTAAGAAAAACAATTTTAAATAGAAAATTAGCAATTAGATATTTTGAAAGATATTTTTATAAAGAATCTAAAACATATTTCTTTTATAATAGACACGTTGTAACATCATCGAGCAGATTTTCTAGCACTATATTGATTAAAAATAGAGAATATATCTTTATAGACGGACAATATCACTTATTTAATTTTAAAATGTATAGTCCGCAAGATTATAAAACATATTCACTTAAAGATAATATTGAATTTATGAGATATTTTTCATTAAAATATGATGAATTTGATAAAGAAATAAAAAGAATAAAATCAGATTCTAATGCAAAATATTGTGATTTTATCTCTGATAAATTTAAATCTATAATAAATTCAATTAAAGAAAGACTAATTGAATATGAAATCTAAATTAAATAAACGCAATAATTTTGATGATTATTTGTATTGTTGTGATTGTTCCCACGATTTTTTATTCAAGAGATTAGAGAACAAATATTATCAATTTAATGAAGATACTTATAAATTTGATGAAGATTATACAATTAATAAGTATATTCTAGGCAAAGAAATTATAAATGCAAATTCAGATTTAGAAGCATTTTATTATTTAATTGAAGAAAAATATCAATCTGTAATATCAAATTTAAAATTCTTTAGAGAAAGATTATATACATCTGAAAAGGCTATGTTATATTTAGAAACAAGAAAATATATTTATGAAAGAGAACACGAATTAAAAATTAATAGTTTCTTAGATGTCTTTGAGTATTTTGGTGTATTAATAAGAATTTTTTATTATAATGATATTTTATATTTTCATTATAGTTCAGCGGATGAAAATAAAATTAAAAATCCGCCTGATACTTATATTATAATTAATTGTTATAAAAATAAATTATCAGATGAAATCAAAAGGCATAATCAAACAATAGAAAAAGCAAGAACAGAATTAAAAGAAGTTTCAACAAAAAGAGATAAATTTAAAAAATTATATCCTGAATTTTATATGTAAAATTTATAAAAATCGTCCAAAACATAAGAAAATCTTAAGGTTTAGTGTGTTATAATTCTCACATAATTTAAAAGGATTAAAGGAGATTGATATGAAAATATCAGAAATTAAAAGAGTTTTAGAAATCGCTCACGAAGTAAGTGATAGTGTTCTAATATCAGGTGACGCAGGTCTTGGTAAATCTTATGTAGTTAAAGAATATGCAGAAGAAAACAACTATCACTTTGAAGACCTAAGATTAGGCAATCAAGAAATAGGTGACTTAATCGGAATTCCAACAATTCAAGATGGTGTAACAATATGGACTGAACCTGTATGGCTTTACAGAATGAAAGAAGCCGAGAAACAAGGTAAGAAATCTGTATTATTCTTAGATGAATTAAACCGCTCACAACAAGATGTAAAAGCGTCAGCACTTCAAATTGTTCTTGATAAACAAATTCATCAACATAAACTTCCTAAAGATGTTTTAGTTGTAGGTGCAATAAACCCAACCGAATCAGAACAAGGTCTTGATTATTACGTTGATGAACTAGACCCAGCACTATTAGATAGATTTTTGCAAGTTAAAGTAAGTTTAGATGTTGAATCTTGGCTAAGTTGGGCTAGAAATAATAAGATTAATAATATTATTACATCTTATATAGCAGAAAATCCTAGAGATTTATATAATGTTCCTAAAGACGGACAAACAAGAATTGCAACTCCTAGAAGTTGGGCTACATTATCAAGATATATAGATTTGTTTGAGAAAACTCAAACTTTTGATGTTGAGATAGTATCAGGCAGAATTGGCGAAGCACTAGCATTTAAATTTCAAAACTATTATAATAACTTTAATAAACAATTTACAATTAAAGATGTAATTAAATTAGTTGATATATCTAAAGCACCTAAAGAAAATAAAAATATATTGATATCTGAATTCAATAAAAGAAAACTTGATACTCTACAAATTAGAGAACTAGCATTGCTTGGATTGAAAAAATTTGAAAAACATATGAAAGCAATTAATATTCCTAGCGAATATACAGCAGATTATGAAAAAGCAAAAAATTGTGTAAGTGATGATGAACTTAAAAAAGTTAATCCTTTAATGAGTTTGCTATATGCTTTGAAACCTGAAGAACTTGCTTCAGTAATCAATGAATTAAAACAAAATGATGAAGAATATAAATTGTTAATAGCAAGAATAGATTTTGTTTTTCACGGCAAAAAAGAACTATATTTGCAACTGCTAAATAAAGTAACACCTGAAACAAAATAAGGATTATAAAGGATTGATTTAGTGGATATTAATTATAATAAGTTTTCTTTTAAAGATATTTACTATCCTAATGAGCCTATATGCAGACGTGCAAAAGTCGATATAGGCTTAAGATGTAATGCTAATTGTGGATTTTGTTATTATAAGCATAATTTAAATGATAAAGAATTGAGTTTTGATATTATTAAATCAAGAATTGATTTTTTATCAAAATATACAGATGATTTTGATATATCAGGTGGCGAGCCAACTATACATAGTAAATTTTTTGATATTATCAAATATTGTAAATCTAAATCAGAGAATTCTAAAGTATCTTGCTTAACAAATGGCATTAAATTTCAAGATATTGAATTTATGAAAAAAGCACAACAATCAGGATTATCTGAAATCTTATTTAGTCTTCATAGCGTTAATGAAATACACGATAATTTAACAGGTATTAAAGGTAGTTTTAATAAGATTTTAAAATCAATTAACAACGCTAAAGAATTAGGGATTAAAATAAGAATTAATGCAGTTGTAACAAATTCTAATTATAAATTTATAGATAATCTATATTTTGATTTATTAGAAAATATTAATCCTTTTGAATTAAATTTCTTACCTTTGAATTATTTTTCAGACGCAGAGAATAATGAAAAAATTGATTATAATATATTATTAGAACCTATTAAAAAATTTATATTAAAATCTAAAATTAAATATATTAATGTTAGATATGTTCCTTATTGTTTTATGATTGGATTTGAAAAACACGTTGTAGGATATTTTCAACATATATATGATATTTACGATTGGAATTCAGCATTATACGATTATTTAGAACCTACTTTAGATAATATGATTGAACGTTGTCAAAATGCAAGGGAACATCATTATTACAAAAATAAAGATTGTTTTAAATGTAAGTATTTTAATATTTGCGACGGCGTAGAAAAGCAAATTAAAGATATTAAATTAAATCCTATTATAGATGATAAAATAACTAATATAATCGAGTTCAGGAGTAAATTTTATGATTAATTCAAAAGAGCATTTTATAATTGATAAATCAACTTATCCAAATTCTAACTTAATATTAAATTCAGGATATAGTTTTTATGGTAATATAGACGGCTCAATAATATCAGGATTTGAATATTTTTATACTTTATGGGAATTAAGATATTTAGGCGAAGACGGATTTGATAAATCTGATAATAGGCACATTTATTGGGGATTTTTAAATATTAATTTAAATTTTAGTTATATCAAAGATTTTATTAAACAGAAATATAAAAATATAGATGATAGGTGCTTTGATTATATGATTTATGTTGATATTAAGAAACCTTATAGATTTAATAAAATATTATTTTTTGATTATTATTCATTAATTTACACTGAAGAATCTTGTATTCTAGGACGTAAATTATATGCTTTATCAGGCTCTACATTTAAATCTAGTAGAAATGTTAAATATTATATAGAATATAATCATTTAAAACCTGACGGATTAGATATTAATTATAAATCTAAATTTAGATTTGATTTATTAAGAGATGTTGAAAATCACGATAGAAAAACTTTAGTAACATCGCCAAATAAAGTTCTTAATCTTAAAAATAAAAACTTTATACAAAGAAAATCATTTGTATCGCCTTTATTTTATGATAAATTCGATAGAGTAATTTATATACAAAATAAAGATTCTATTGATATAAAACCTAGATTATTTCACGAGTGCAGATATTTTAAAATTAAAGTTAAATTTATTGATAAAGGTATAAAAGACGGTGCTTATTATAGATATAATGAAGCAAAATCTGAAAATATCTATCAAAGACAATTAAGATATAATGACGAAATTATACAGGAGTTAATATCATTTAATGACTAATGATTCTATATACAATAAAACGTTTTGTAAGACGCATAGCAAAGAATTAACAGGTGTTCCGATAGATAGTATTAACCTATATGAGATTGTTAAACAGCACGGCTACAATGACGCAGAAACACTATTCATATATAATTACTTTATTAATACGTTAAAAGTTAAATCTGTTAATATAGATGGCAGGCTTAAATATTTTGATTTAAAATCTAAGAAAAAATATAGCATAGTTAATCAGTGGGATTTAGAAAAAATATTTAAAAATTTTAAATATATTAATCCTTACTTAAATTTAGAATTAATTAATAATCTAATTTTTAAAGCGGATATATTGGATAATCAGAATTCTAAAAATGATATAATATCAATAAACAATAATTTTATTAATTTAGATGAAGAAGATTATGCAGACGTGTATTTTTGGTATAATAATAAATTCTATATTACAAAATATTATTATATAAATTCTAAACCTGATTTAACTAATGGATTTGAATATCAGGGTAAATTTTATGATTATGTTTTACTGGATTATTAGGGGTTATAATGATTTTAAAATTAAATTCAGATGATTGTGATTTGCTCTTATATCATAGTTTTTATGATAGGCGTAATATTCACGGAATATCAGGACACTTATTTGAAATTTTAGATTATTATCAGTTTCTTAAATTTAAGTTAAAAGTTAAATGTTTATTTTATGATTATAAACCTGATAATATAAGAAATATAATTAATAATAGATATATTAATTCTGATGAATTTGATTTTAATGATTTTATATTTGGAACACCTGATTTAGTATATGCACCATTATCGCTTAATACAGACGGAAGTTATGATTTTTTCAATAATAAGAAAGTTTTAGGATTTAAATTAGCATTTAATTGTGGTGCAGAATTTGACACAAATGCAGGCACTAGACCTGATGACGTAATTTATTTAGAAGATTCAAGAATTTATCCTAAAAAGCACAATTCTATTCATTACGTTAAGAAAATAGCACTTGATAAAATTAAGAAACCTTTAACACTAGCCGATAGAACGTTCGCACATATTACGCATAATTGCAAAGAATATAAACAAATAGATGAATTATTAATTAAATATCCAAATTTATTAATATTTTCTGATTATTTGCCTGAATCTGAATTTGTAACTAATAAACCTGTTAAATTTGGCAATTTTAATAAATTTTTATATACCCCTGTTGGTCGTAAATTTGATTGTTCGCCTAGACTTATCGCAGAGTGCGATTATTTAGGAATACCATATGAATTTTATAATATTAATTATAAAGATATAGGATTAGAAACTAGATTATCGGATATTAAAAATAATTTAGTTAATCTTAAGCAAAATGATGATATTATTGATTTAATTTTAGATATTAAACACGCAAAGGAGTCAAAATGTTGAAAGTCGTAAATGATAGAATTATTAACACAGAACAAGTAATTTGTTGCTATATTGAAGAAAAATCAAAAGTTGTATTTAGAATGTCAGATAATACAGTTATTAAATTTAATATTGATGAAAGTCGTGTGCCTATTATTGATGTTAATAAAATAATGGAAAATTTAAATGACAATAAAATAAAAACTATTCTTATATAAAGGAATTAAAATGTTAAAACAAATTAATGATGTGATTATTAATACAGATAATATACAATCTGTTGAATTTAAGGATTTTGCGAAATCTCAATATATTGATTTTACGCTTGATAAAGGTATATTATCCTTTGAACTTAAGAAAAAAATTAAAAAATCTAAAATATCAAAATTTATGAAAAAACTTAATAAGAAGTTACATACAAATAATCATAAAATTTTAAAGATTAAATAATTATAGGAGTTCAAATGTTTTCAAATTTATGGCATACTATTAAAAGAAATTGGAAAATGTCAATAAGAGCAATACCTAGTGAATTAGATTATTGTGATGTCTTTGAATTTAATGCAGATAAGGATTTTTACGAAAGGAGTTATTATAAATTTCTAAGGTATAAAGATAATTATGCAATATTTGAAAATCTACTTACACAAGAAAAGAAATATATTTTTTATGCTGACTTAGAAAAACTTTTTACAGAAGAAAGAACAATTAAAACATATTTTATATATTATGAGTCTATAAAAAATTTATATAAAATATTAGATTTAGTAAAAAATAAAGACGTAGAATTTTATATTAGCGATAATCGTAATGGTTTGCCAAAGACTCTTAGTTTTTATAAAATTAAACAAAACACTAAAGTTAAGGATAATCATATTAAGGTATATTTTAAAGAAAATGATAGATATTATGAAAATGATTTATCTATTTATGAATTCCCTGATGAATTAACTATTATTTAAATATGAATTTTAATATAAAAAATTGGGAACTATTAGATAAAAATCAATATTTCCCATACGATTTAAAAATAACCCTTAAACCCTGCTACAAATGCAATCAGAAATGTTGGTTCTGCAAAGAATACGACAATAATTCTAAACAATGGAGTTATGATGATTGTTTATTAGTATTGGATAAATTAAAAACATTACCTGAAAAATTTAAGAAAATTTTTATTTATTTTTATGGTGGTGAGCCAACTTTAAATCCAAATTTAGAATTTATAATTTCTGAATTATATAAAAATCTAGGCAATAGAATAGCAAAAATTCAAATTCAAACAAATTTAAGTATAAGTATAGATAGATTAAAAAATTTTAAACAGCCAAATTTAGAAATATGTAGTTCCTATCATATAGGCAAACAAGATGTATCTGAATTTATACTTAAATTAAGAAAATTAAAAGAATTAGATATACTTGGATATTGTTTTATAAATACAGAATATAATAAAGAAAAACAATTTATACAAGAATTTAATTTATTGGCAAAAGAGATACCAAATCATTTAAAAATGAGATTTACAATTGATTATACTAAAAATCCTGTTGATTATAGGGATTATTTTTATTTTTCAAAGAAATATCCTTATTTAATGAATTATTTAGAACAAGAATATAAATTTAAAATTAACAATAGTATTATAGGATATGATGAAGCATATAATAAAAAATATCACGAGCAATTATATTTAACTAAATGTAGTTGCGTAGCACAAAATTTAGTAATAGATAATAATTTAAATGTTTATTGTTGCAATGATTATGCTAAACCTGAATACAATATAAATCCTATTAATATAAAAGATTTAGATTTTAACTTATATTTTAAAGATTATGTTATTTGTAGATTAAAACAATGCAATGACGGATTGGAGTTCAAAAAGTGGCGGTAGATTTAAGTATATTAATTTTAACACACAAAAGACCTAAGTTATTTAAAAGATGTGTTGAATCTGTTTTATCTAAATATGAAAATTGTTCTGATAAATTTCACTTAGAAATATTAGTTAATAATGATTCTGATACAACAGATTTAATAAACTATAAAGAATTTAAATCTGATTTAATTAAATATAGTTATTTTAAATCTGATGACTTATCAGATGTCTATATGCACTTAATTAATTCCGCACACGGCGAACATATTTATATATTAGAAGATGATGATATATTATTAAGTTCGTTCTTTGATGTTTATTATAATAATAGAGATAAAGATTTGATTTTAGGGTTATATTATCCTGAATATGGATTAAAAGATATATCTAAATTTATGTTTAAAAAAGAATCATATAAATTTAATTATTTCTTAAATAATATATTTAATAAAGATTATATTAAATTTTTTCAACTAGGACAGATAATATTTAAGAAATCAATTTTTAATACTATAATAAAAGGTAATTATATTGATAATGATGTATATTTGTTTAAAAATTTAAACACTGATACAATACACTTAAGTAATAAATTACTATATAAACAAACAACAGACGGCAACGACAATATAAGTTTTAATCACTTAAACACTGATACAAATTTTAAATTAAGAGAATTAAATGTATAACGATAGTATCAATGATTTTATAATTCAAGAAAAAGTCCATAAAAGACAAGAACCTAGATATATGATGTTTGGTGCAGATGATACAATACGCATACATTGGGATATAATTATGATATGCAATCAGCACTGCTCTTATTGTTATGCTAGAGAATTAAAAGACAAATGGAACAATTTAAATAATATCAAAAATATAAATGATGTATTATCAAAATTAAAGCAAATTGAGAAACCATTAGAAGTAGCATTATTAGGTGGCGAACCTACATTAAGTCCTTATTATGAATATATTTTAAAAGAATTATATAAACTAGAAAAACTTAGAGTATTTGGCGTAATATCAAATAATAATTTATCTGATGAAAAATTTAATAAAATTTTAAATCTGCATAAATCTCTAGGGGATAAATTTAATTGGAACATTACATACCACCCAACAGAAGTAAAGGATATTGATAAATTTAAATCAAGATTAAAACAAATTAAACAACAAAATCTAATTTTAAATGTTAATATAATGCTTACATCTGCTAAAGAAAAAGACTTAATTTTAGATATGATTGATTTTTGTGTTTTAAATAATATATCTTATTATTTTAATGTTATTTTTAATCATAATGCAACTGATTATATGAATTCTGATAATGAATATAAAGAGTTTTTACAGGAATTAGATTTAAAATATCCTGATAGACCAAAAGAACAAAAATTTTACCGTAAAGACGGTAGTTTTATAGAAATAGATGATGTTATTTCATATTTAAGTAATTTAAGTGAATTAAAAGATTGGCAGTGCCATAATAATAACTTTGATATACCTGTTAATTCATCAGAAATACATCATTTTTGTAATTGGAATAGTGTAACGATAGAACAAATCAATAATAATGATTGTTGGATGAAATGTCCTAATAAATTATGTTTATGTCAAGGAAAATTAACTACTTGGAAATTTAGACCTAATTCAGGAGTAGATGAAAATAATGTCAGACGCTTTAAAGATTTTAAATTTTAATACATTTAACACATTTAGGACTACTATAAATCCAAAATTAGATAATCCTAATAATATTAAATTTCATTGGAATTTATTATATATGTGTAACTATAAATGCAGTTTTTGTTATGCGAGAACAAATCAATGGAATACATTTAGTTCAAAATCTAATATAAACAATACTATAAATTTTCTTAGTAAAGTAAATCATAAATTTGAAATTTATCTATTAGGTGGCGAACCTTCAATATATATTTACCTTGAATACGTATTAACAGAACTAAGAAAATTACCAAATTTAGATAAAATTACAATAATTTCAAACGGCGAAAAATTAATTAAATCTGAACTATTAAAATACGTAGATAATATATATTTAAGTTTCTATCCATTTGCAACTACAAATGAAAAGTTTTATAAATCACTTTTATATTATAAACAATATTGCAATACATTTACTACATTTCTTTTTGATAATAAATATCAAGAACAACACTTAGATTATATTAAATTTTGTAAAGAAAATAATATTGAATTTTATGGAAACTTTATATTTAATAAGAATAAAGTTATACAAAATAATAAAAAAGAATTTGATTTATATTTAGATTTAATATACAAATATTTAGATAAAAATTTAATTTTTGATGATACAGATAATGTATATAAATTTAATGAAATAGACAATTATAGGCTAAAATTAAACACTTTTAAAGATTGGTATTGTGATAATAAAATTTTTGATATACCTGTTAAATTTGACGGATTAGTAGAACAATTTTGTTCTGAAAAGAAATTTAATTTAGAACAATTAAATACATATATATCTGAAAATAAATTGTATAAATGTGAATTAGAACAATGCGTATGTCCTGCTAGAAATAATTGTTGTAAATACAGGAATATTTAATGGATTTAGAAATTTTATTAACTAAAAATTGTCAATTAAAATGTGAATATTGCTCTTTATATGGCAAAGATTATGAATTAGATTTAAAACCTAGATTAGAAAATTTAATTAAAATTAAAGATAAAATCCAAAAAGTTTTTATATTAGGTGGCGAGCCGACAAAATCACAATATCTTGACGATATATTAGATTTATTCAAAGATAAACAAATAACTATATTCACAAATACTATTAATATTAATAAATTATTAAGTTTAAATTCAACAAATATAAATTTAATTTGTTCTTATCATAGTTATATTGATTTTAATTTATTTCTTAAAAATATATTTAAATTAAGAACTAAATTTAATATTTCAGTTTGTATTATGAAAGAAACTGATAATCCTATATTTGATGAATATTATGAAAAATTAAGAAAATTAAAAATAAACACAGAATTAAATCCTATATTTTTAATTCAAAACAACAATGGTAATAAACAAATTTTAAAAACTTTAGATTATATCCCTAAAGATAAAAATAGTATTGCCAACAGATTAAATACTAATTTAAATTTAAAATTTTATGAGATATTTAAAAAAATTGAAAATCCTAAAAAATGCAATATACAAGATAATGTAATATATTATAATTTTTTAAAAAATAAATTTAATAGATGTTTAACTTATGATTTGTTTAATATTGAATATAATAAATGTGATAATTGTTGTAATTTAAAATTTTGTCTAAATGATTTGGAGTATATTTATGAAATTTAGAATAGCAGGCTTATCATCACACTTTGATATTATTAAAAAGAATTTATTAGGGTTTAAATTCTTACAATATAAGGGTGTTGATTTTATATTTTATGATAGTTTTGGCGATACTAAATTTAATGGTGGAAGATTTTTGGAGTATAAGATTAATCAAGAACAAATAGATTTTTGTATAAAACATAATTTTGGAATATCAGCAACTTTTTCAAATTATTATATAGATTTATCAGATTCAGAAGGTTTAAAATCTCTATCTATATTAAATGATATCCACGCAAGCGTAGTAATATCAAATTTAGAATTATTAAATTATATTGAACAAAATTATAGCAATATAAAAACTACACAATCTGTTATATCTAAAATAGAATTAGACACAGATTTAAAATGTTATTATCAAGATGACCCTAGAATATATGATAATATTGATAAAACTGAAATACTACTTGATAATAGATGTTATGGGTGTCCTGAATTTTATAATCATTTTGATATAATATCTAAAAATATATCAAATAAAGAATTTTTTAAATCTAAATATAATGGTTGCTATTTAAAAGAAAGATTAAATATTTTTAATGAAAATTATAAAACTTCTATACCTAGATTCATTAATCAAGGATTTAAAAATTTTAAAATTCCAGGTAGAGAATATAATAAATTAAATTATGAAAACAATTTAAAGGAGTTATTTAATGTCTTGCGAGAGATTACACGATAAATCCTATAATTCTGTTAAACCTTTATATAATGTATTACTTAAATTAATTCAAAATTCAGATTATAAACTTATAGGCAAACCTTATGGAATGTATGATTTTTATCCTAAAGATTATAATAACGTAGGTTTAGATAGTTCAATTGATTGGATAGATTATGCAGATTTTACATTAGGCAATTCTTTGGGTATTGCTGAAGGTATAGCAATAGCAGAACCTGACAAGAAAATATTTGTTTTAATATCAGATTCTCAATTAAATATGGGTAATACATTAGAAGCGATAATATCAATAGGATTTTTAAATTTAAAAAATATAATACTAGCAGTTGATTATAATGACTCTTGCTCTAAAGGTGTATTATCAGAAGTTTTAGAGCCAAATTTAAATATATTTAAATCTAATTGGAACATAATTTATAATAAATCATATGAATATAATGATTTAAATTTTAATCAAGATAAACCTAACGTAATTATATTCGATACTATTAAAAATGTCTATCCTAATTCAGAATATAAGATTAAACTATAAAAAGTATGACAAGATTATATCAATATATTATTACTAAAAGAAAACCTAGATTTTTATCAGAACAGGAATTTATAGATATATGTATTAATAAATTAAAATACACTGAATCTGAATCTTTAAATTTATATAAATTTATGCAACAATATACTAAAGATAATTATTACTATTTAACAGATAATGATTATTCTATTATATTATTTGATTATAAATTTAAATATACTATAACAGAAAAAATTTATTATGTATATCTTAAAAAATTTAAATTTCTTATTAATCATAATTTAGAAACTGAATTTATAGATATAGCACATCGTGGCGGAATTATGAAATCTAAGATATTAAAGAATTATAGAGAATTAGAAAATAATATTATAGAATATAACAATGAAATTTTTACTTTAGATGAATGCTCTATATTAGATGAATTATATGTTTTAGATAATCAAATTTATTTAGGTATAGATTTTGTAAAATACGATAAGCATTACAAAGAAAAGACTTTTGATTTAATTAATAGATTAGTTACTTTACATAATTTAAAATATAAATAGTTAAAGAGTTATATAATTATAAGGACTATTAATGAATTTAAATTCAAATAAAATTAGTGATACAATTAATCCTATTCGTGGATATTTTAAAATAGAAACACTTAAAAACGGAAAAGTTATAGACACTGAAGAAAATCATAATCTAATAATGAATTCTGCTAGATGTAGTTTTGCTAATTTATTAGGTGGCATAGCAGGTCAATCAATAATTAATAGATTTGTAATGGGAACAAAGGGTCACGTAGATGATGACGTGTTAATCCCTAAAACTGCATTACACGGATTTAATGCCAACAGAGTTGATTTATTTTGTGGAACAGATATAGCAACTAAAGGCGAATCTTGGAATGAATTAACTTTTACACCTAGTTCATCAATTTCTAATACTAAAGCCATAGATATTGCTGATGGTGCTTCAAATAGTTCAACAGCAGATGTAATTGTAACAGGTTGTGAATCAGGACAGCCTTCAATCACTTATATTTTTAACATAGCACAAGACGCATTTAATGGAACAGGTCAAGGTGTAGTATATACAGAGTGTGCTTTATTTACTGATACAAAAATTTTTAGTATGAAAACATTTAAAGGCAAAATTAAAGAACCTTCAGTAGCATTTAGAATTACTTGGCAAATTTTGTTCTAAGAAATAAGGTGTCTGATGATAGATAAGTATAAAGATATTTATAAACAATTAATTAATATTCAAAGAAATTTAGAAAATGAAATTATTGATATTAATAAACAAAAAAATAATTTCAATAAAAGATTAATTGAATTAATAACACAATATCCTGAATTTAAAGAAATTATACAATTTATCTTAGAAGTATATGACGCTTCAGAAAATAAAAATAATCTCTATCATCAGACCCACGATGATTGTTTAAGAAAAATTTTAGATTTAAAAAAAGATTTCTTAGAAATTTTATCAGAACAAGAAATTAATCTTCAAGAAACCTTAGAAGATTTAGAAAATAAATCACAGAATTCAAGTTATTCAAATTATTCAAACTATTCAAGTTATAATGATATTCCGATAGGTATGCCAATGCCTACACCAACACCTACAACAAATGATGATGTTGTAATAATACCTGAAACAGAAACTATATATCAAATAACTATTAATAAACTTAAAGAAATACCTGCTAAATATGTATTAATTTTTATAGGATTAATCTTTATTTGTTTAACAATATTAATAAGACCTAAAGAAGTTACAGATTTATCAAAAACAATTATACCTAGTGTTACACATATGCAAAAGAATACACCAAATTACGATAACACTAAAACATTAGAAACAGATGAAGAGCCAAAAATACCTAAACTTCCTAAATTACCAAATAACTAAATTACTAAATGAAAGGATTAAAATGATAACATCTATATTAAATAAGATTACTGATTTTATATACTTAAGTTTTCATAATTTAAAATCATATTCATTTTCTAATATAGAGTGCAATAATGATATTAAATTATTCTTAGAACATCAAAAACCTTCAACATTAAATGATTTAATTTTTGATTACAACCCTGATAAAGAAACTATTATTATATGTGATGATTCTTTAGGTGTTTGCACCTTTGTTGAAGATGACCTAAAAGACTTAACAAAACAAAAATATAATATTATATCTTTTTATGGTGCTGACGCTATTTATAAATGTATTGAATTTTGTGAAACATTTGAAATAACCCCTTCAAAGGCAATAATAGATTTAATAATAGGCGGTGTAAGAAAAATATATTTTGATGATATCCCTAATACTTCTACTAAAAAATATAATCTAAAGTTAGACGGCGTAGATTTATTTGAATACTTATATCTAAAAAATCAAAACCTAGATTATCTATTTTTTACAGGAAATACATTGTCACCTGAAATAACATTTATTGATAAAATGATGAATCAATTTAGAAAATTAACAGGATTAAATTTAGAGTCCAAATCAGTTGCAAAGATGACCTTTACATTAGATGAAAGACTTACTAAATTTAAGAAATTATTAAAATTATAGAAGTATAAAAAGTATAAATTAATGTCTAAATTTAGCAAAATTTTTATGGAAGTTGTAATATTTTTTGTAATATTAATATCAGCAAATTCATTATTTTTATTAAATTCTGATTATGATGAATTAAATATATTTAAAATACATCAATTTTACAAAAATTATAAAGATTGCTTGTCTGAAAATCAAGAGCAAGAATTAAAAGAATTAATAACAATAGAAGATAAAGTTCAAAGATATTTAACAATAAATTTAATTATTATATGTGTATTATTAATAGGAATTTTATTATATAATAATTATAAAGACTACAAAAATAATCAGCAAGAAAATATCCAAAACACTAAAAATATGTTTGAAAAAATTGACAATACAAGAAATATCATTACAGAAAATTTAGCACACGAACTTGGCACGCCTATATCAATTTTAAATAAATTATTTCAAAAATATAACAAATCTTTTACACCTAAAGACCTTAAAATTTTTAATGATACTTTTAAATATTTTTATATTATTATGGCAAAAATTAGCAAATATAAGAAAATAAAAGAAAATAATAATACATTATACGATATTATAGATTTTTCATTAAATGCTATTATAATAACACTTGCTAAATTAGAATATCAAATAGATGATAGATTAAAAGATTATAAAGTTAATATATCTAATACAGAATTGTCAGGTATATTAATAAATTGTATTAAAAATTCAATAGAAGCACACGCTACTGAAGTTAATTTTAATCTTGTGTATTTTAATTCTGATAGAATATGCTTTGAAATACAAGATGACGGCAATGGAATTCCAAATGAAATTTTAAGAAATATATTTAAAGAATCTAATTCGTCTAAAGGCTCAAATAGGGGCAATGGATTATATATAAATAAAGTTATAATAGAAGAAAACAATGGCAAAATAAATGTTAAGAACAATGAAGTCGGTTGTTCTGTAAAAATTATATTAAATGCAACTAAGGTATTGACACACGATGATTACCACATATATAACACCTAATCTAATTAATAGATTTAAATCAAAAAACACCAAAAGCACTAAATTAAATTCAAATCAATTAAAAGATTATATATTAAATTTAGGTTATTCTGATAAAGAATCAACAGACCTAGCCGATTATTTAGATTCAATTAATAAAAGTAAATATTATCATTTTGATACATCACTGATAGAATTTCTTGATTTAGAGAATTTAAAAATTTATAGATTATCAGATAAAGAATATAATAAAAGAATTAAAAAATTTAATATAGATAATTTTATTAATAAAATATCGCCTGAATTAAATTTAGAATTAATATATATAAATTTAGATGATGATATGTTTATTTTTAAATCTGATATATTACCTATTACTGATTATTCTGATTATTTTAAGTGTTATTATTTAAATAATAAATTTATTGTTTATGATTTTGATTATTATTTAGATGGATATTATATAGAAAATAATATAATTAAATTTGGTATAGAAATTAACAATACTGAAGATTCAGATAAAGAAAAACATCTTAGCAATGTATTTAAAAGAGCGTGCATATTAGCACATAATGAAAAATTTGAAGTTCAATTAAATTCTCTTAATAAAGAAAATTTAGAACTATATAATAAAATTAAAGATTTAGAACAATTAAAATAATTGCTAAATGACTGAACTATTGAATTATTGAATTATTGAAGTGTATTCATTAATTTATCTAATCTATTATAAACAATATCCACTAAATCTTCATATTGCTCTTCTAATGCTTCAAGATATACAGAATCATCTATAACTTCATAATACAATTTTGACTTCCAATTTGGTATTTTAATCTAAAATACTAATCATTAAAATATCTATTTCTGAAATATTTGGTATTGCGTCCATTATAAATCCTTATATTAAATAATTTATATTACTTATTATTACATATCATTATATTTAATATTTACTTAATTTAATGTTAAATTTATATAGAATTTATATCCAAATTTTATTAAATACTTAGAGATTGCTTAAAATATTTAATTAATTATTTTGTTTAATTTTAAATTAAGTAGTTAATAAAAATATGATATGAATTTATATTTTGAATTTATTTGATTTCTTATTATAGAGAATTTATATAAAAATTAAATTCGTATGCAGTTTTTATTAACTACTTTATTTTAACTTAAATTTTATAATTAATATTTTTATTTAAGAATAGATTAAGTAGTTAATAAATTTAGGATATGAATTTGTTTTTATGTTTTTGCTGTAAGCAAGAGATTAAAAATTTATTTTTATTGATTTATATTATAGAGAATTTATATAAAATTTAAATTCGTATGCAGTTTTTATTAACTACTTAATTTATTCTTATAGTGTAACTATTATATTATTAATTTAAGTTTCATTTAAGTTGTTAATAAAAATAGGATATGATTTTAGTTTTTGCCGTAGGCAATATATTAAAAAATGAATTTATATTAGTTTATATAATAGAAATATATCAAAAATTTAAATTTCTATCTGAATTTTATTAACAACTTAATTTAACCTTAAACAGATTAAGATAGTATATCTGTAAGATAAGATTTCTTAAGTTTCGTTTAAGTAGTTAATAAAAACTGCATACGAATTCAAATTTTTATATAAATCTCTATAATAGAATATGAAATAAATTCAAAAATTTAAATTCATATCCTAAATTTATTAACTACTTAATTATCAATTAATGTGTAACTTCTTTATTACTAATTTAAGATTAATTTAAGTAGTTAATAAAATTCAGATACCAAATCAGAAATTTAAATTTTTATATAAATTCTTATAATAAGAAATCAAATAAATTCAAAATATAAATTCATATCTTATTTTTATTAACTACTTAATCTATTCTTAAATAAAATAATTAATATATAAAATTAAGTAATCTCTAAGTAGTTAATAATTTTAGGATATAAATTTAATCTAAATTCTCAAATAAATAGTCTTAATAAAATTAATTCAAAAAGAGTTTATATATGAAACAGACTATTCCTTTTACTTTTGAAGAAATCTACAAAGATTTAGAAAAAGAATTTGCCAAGTTAGGATATGATACACCATTTGAAGGTTCTAATACAGCACAGATAATAACTGCAATGGCTTATACTATTTCTAACCTAAATTTAAACACAGCAGTTAATATTAATGAAAATTTACTTACTCTTGCAAGAAAAAGAAAAAATATATTACAAGACGCACGAATTTTGGGATATGAAGCAAGTAAGAAAATATCTTATAAGTATAAAATAGAACTCAAATTTAAACAACTAGGTAAATTTATAATTCCTAAATATTCTGTATTTACTTCAGGGGATAAAAAGTATTATTATCTAGGTTCTGATAAAACAATAGAAATAAGAAATATAGACGAGATGAATTCTTTAACTCTACAATTAGAGATAAAAGAAGGTAATCTTATTACATATAAAGAAAAACCTAATGAATTAATTTATACATTTAATGGAATTCAAAATTATATAGATATACCTTATACAGATGTTGAAGATGATGGTATAGAAATTTATGCTACTTATTACGACCCTATACGTGGTAAAATAGAAAAAGAAGAGTGGAATAAATCTAAAATTCTTTTGCTTGATAAAAACGACCAACTACATAAAGAATTTTTAAGACTTGATGTAACTGATACAAATACACCAAGATGTTATTTTGCTTATTCAGGAATAGGTCACGAATTGCCTGCTGGAGCAATTTTGGAAGTTAATGCACTTATTTCATCAGGCTCACAAGGTGCTTTACAAGGTTCATTACAAATAGACGGCTATATTCAAGAATTTTGTAAATTAAATGACGCTTTTCAGCCACAATTATTAGTTACAGGATTAGAAGAAGAATCTGATAAATCTATTAAAGATAATGCTCCACTAATGAATAACACTGCTTCAAGAGTAGTTACAGCATTTGATTATAAAGCAGTTGCTAATAATCACGCTTCAGTAAAAGATTGTATAGTTTGGGGTGGCGAAGATGAAGTTCCTGTAAGAAAAGGTAATATTTATTATAGTTTTTTACCTGAAAAAATATCAAGAAAATTTAGTATTTATTCAAAAGTTTCAGGCACTGAAATATTTGAAGGTATTAATGATAAATCAACAGTTTCTGAAAGATATATTTATAAATTGGACGATTCTATTAATAAAGAGAAAAATTATATATCAAATTCAGAATTATTATCACAATCTATAAATGAAAATAAAACTATATTAAATCCAGGTGTTTGGGATAACTTAGATAAATTTAAACTTCCTGCACTTTATGATAACTTAAGAAATCCTATTTATGTATTTGTGGATTTTTATATAGATGTTAAAAAATATAAATTAGGCATAGCACAATCTGAAATAAGGCAGAAAATTTTTGATAAATTAAATGAGAAAATTCAGAGATTAGAAACATTTGATACTACATTTTTTAATTCTAATATTATTAAACAATTAGACAACGAATTATCAGATATTATGGGTCTTACATTAAAACCTAAATTTTATATATTAATAGATTCTGAAAATACTGCCAAAAAACGTATGAAATCAATTACTTCATCAAATTTAAGGGCTTATATAGATTTAGCAAGTAATAATCAATCTGCTAAATTAAATGTTTGGCTACCTTTAAATGGATTTGAAGGCGATACTATAAATGTAGAATATAATAAACCTATTGTATATAAAGACGGCTCTTATACTTCAAAAGATACAATTAAAGCAACTAATACAGATATTGTAAATAGATTAATCTCAAAAACATATGATATATCAAATTTAAATCAATCAGGCGGAGTTAATGTTTTATTTAATTCAAGAGATAAAACAATTAACCTTAAAGGAACAGATTTACAATATTATAATATAGAAAATAAAAGATTATATTATTACTCTAAGATTAATGGATATACTTCACAAATTCAAATTTTATTACCTAAATTTGTAAAACCTGGTGACAAAATTAAAGTAACAGCACATTATGGCAAAACTGATACAGAAGAAACATCTATTGTATCTGATTATACAATTAATAAAAATGATAAATTTAGTAATAGAGTTGATATATTAGATAGGTTTCACGGCTCTTATGCAGGTATTGTTTATCCGTTAAGATATACAATTGAATATAGTAATGAATTTGGTAATAAATTAGCAGGCGAAGAGTGTGCCAACTTAGAAATAGCAAAACAAAAGACAGATTCACAAAATCAAGTATTTAATGGATTATCATTATCTGAATTATTTTATGATTCTTATACAGATGAATTATCAGAACACGTTGAAGTTTGGCTACCTTCAGCAATAGCAAAAGAAAATGATATATTAATAGTTCAATCAAAATTAAATCCTAAAAATAGAGTTTCAATAGATTTAACAAAAGAACAAATTAATAAGAAAAAAATAGAAGTTTCATTACCTTTAGAGAAATTATCAGTATTAAACTATTCTTATACTTCTGTCAAAGGCGAGAATATTAATATATATCCATTATATTATAAAGACGCACATATTAATACTATTGAAGAAATATCAGATGACTCACTAGATTTTGCAAGTAAGCAAATAGAAATTAAAAAAGAGTATATACCAACTAATACAGGAACAGGAGTGGAAACGTTTAAAGACAATTACACAATTGAATTATTTGCAAATGCTATTAATAAATTTGATATTAGAAATTTAATTATTAATAGAAATGATAATACACCACTATCTGCTTTAATTCCGTCAGGTTCTGAATTAGCAAAACAAGGTGTAAAATTTGAATATCCTTATTTAATTTGGGAATATCCACCAAAAAATACTAAAACAAAAGTATTAACAATAAATTTAGACGGAAAAACAAAAGATTATATATTATCTGTTAAATCTTTATCAACATCATCAATAGACGCAACAGACGAAGGCGAAGGTGGTATTTATATATACTTAGATTTACCTTTTGAAGATTTATATACAAATAAGAAATTAAATATAGATGTATTACCTAAGATAGATACATTAAATTATATTGAAAGTAAGAAAATTTATGTTGATACAACAATAAATGCTGAAACTATTAAATCTATTTTTCCTTATATAATTACAGAAGACCAATTAGATACATTAAATTGGCAAGCACTAGAATATATTTCATTTCCTGTTAAAATAGATGATGAAGTTGTAGGAACTTACACTATATTTAATGAGAGAATTCCTTATATAAGAATTAAATTAAAAAGAAATGTATCATCACCTGATGAATCAAGATATTTAAACCTTAAATATCCAACAGATAATATACATTTTATTAGAAATAGTTTCTTAAGATTAAGAAATGTTTATTTTGAAAATAATCTAAGGGATAATTAATGGATAATCAATTTTCTCAAATAGTTAAAAATTTAATACCTGAAAATATAAGAAATATTAAATTGATTAAAGATTCTATTGATGTGTTTTTACAGCACATCATAGATAATTCAAATATAGCCATAGATATAGCCAATATTTTTGATGAAAATAAAACTGCTTTATATGAAGAATTTGTTAAAATTTATCTTAAAAATATGTATCTTGTATTAACAGATTCTAATTATAATCAACAACTTAATGCAAAATTAACTAAATTATATAAATTAGCAGGTTTAAAAGATTTTAAGGAAATAACTATTTCTGATGATGTATTGAAAATTCTTAATAAAGATATAATATTTGGTAATAAAGCATTTAAGAATTCTAAAGGAATATCAACATCAATAGAATATGTTTATCACTTAATAGAACAATTAGAATTACAACAATCAATTTTACGTGGTGACGGATATTTTAGATTTATTGAAGGCGATGAAGTTTTTGAATACACAATTGAAGGCTCACTTTTACAAGAAATTTACGAACACTTTGTTAAACCTTTATCACACCCTGTTGGTTGGACTTATTCTTATAATAGATTATATGAATTATATTTTAAAGATTATTTTTTGGTTAAACCTGTTTATAAATTTAATTATTTTTATGTAGGTTGTCAATGGGGGCAATCTGATAAAAAAGATGATTATAAAGCAAATTTAGGATATTTGCCTTTTACAGATTCAGACGGAAATAACATTAAGCAAAAAGATGGTGTATTAATATATGCTGATAATAATGAGAAATATCCATTTGAAAATTTAGAAGATTTAATGTTTGTTGCAAATCATAAAGATGTGAAACTTGATATACCTATTATTAGAGATGGTAACTCTTATGATGTATTTCCTGCCGATATGAATAACTTAGTTAAAGATAATAATGTTACAGAAATATTACAATATACATCAGGTAAAGACACTATTACTGAAGTTTATTTTAAATCAGGCGAAAAATTAGAAGGACATACATTTCCTAGAAGTTTAAAATTATTATATTGGAATAATCCTGATACACCTTTAAATGCACGTGGCGAAATTACAATAGTTAAAAAAGATTATGATGATGTATTAGGACATTGCGGTTTAAATTTAGATTATACAGTTGAAATGGTTACTGAAATTGTTGAAGAATTAGCATTTTATGAAGATTTTGGTATTGCTTCAAGTTATGCAAAACTTAATGCAGTAGGCGGAATTTATTGTGGAAGATTTGTCGTAGGACAAAGATATGTAAATAATGATATTTCTTTAACTTATGCAAACTATCCAAGATTTAATAGAGAACGATATTCAGATTTTTTAAATTATAAAAATATAGACGAATTAAAAGGAACTAGAAATAATCAATTTAGATTTATAGAAAAAATTGTATTTTTTGATAATAAAGTTGAGATTTTAAATGATAGTTTTTTCTTAGATAAGAACTTTAAAATAAGATATAATTCTGATGATTCTACTATACAAGATTTAAAATTAATTAATTATTATAAGTTAAGTTTAAAGAAACAATATAACATTAAATTTGAGATATTATTAGATAACAAAGTAATAGAAACATTTATTATTAAAAAAGTTAAACCTATTTCAAAGGGCTTGGATTTTGAAATTCAAAACACTCAAAGTAATGAAATTTATGTAGAAGAACACGATTTTGACCCTAAGACAACAGGTTGGGTCTATATGAACCCTTACTATTATAATAACACAGCAAACGAAGTATCAGCAACTGATTATGGAGTTGAATATCAATATAAGAAAACTAAAACAGGTTGGGAATATAGAAATAACAAATATACTTTAGAGAAAAGATTAGTAGGCAATCAAGGAATTATAGCAGTTGATGAATTTAGTATAGAATCTATAAGCAATTTTGATAATGTAACTAATGTTGAGATAGAATTTAATGATTTGTTTGAATTGCCAAAAGACTTATTAAATAATCAAATTGATAATAATGCTTATGTTGGATATTTTTATGCAAATTCAGGATATATCAACAATTATGAAGACCTTGCTATACAAGAAATAACAAATAAAGGTGTATTAGACACCGAAAGAGAATAAGGAGTTTTTAAATGGCTTTACAACAATCATCAAATTTTCAAGTTTTTATACCATTTTTAGGCAAAGAGCAATATCAAGTTCAATCTATTGAATTACCTGGATTATCAGTTACACCTTTAGAAGCATTTTCACAATCATCTAAACGTGCATTAATTGGCGGTGACTCTATAAATTTAGACCCTGTAACTATTGAATTTGTAGTTGATGAAAAATTAGAATTATATAAAAAAGTAATGAGTTATTTTCATAGTATTTGTAATGTAAATGACGGATTTATTAATCCTGAATTTGATTTTACTTGCGGAATAGAAATAACCGATAATATGGGAATTTCATTAATATGTATGCAATTATATGGTTGTAGAATAGAATCAATAAATTCACTACAATATTCAGCAAATCAAGAAGATAATGATATGATTTTATCAGTAACATTAAAATTTGATGATTATGAATTTATTGATAAATCTAAGTTTAAAGAATTATACCTTATAAAATAGTTTTAATAGTTTTATATAAATTTTGTGTAAATTTGTGTGTTTTCTAAATTTAGGAATTTAATAAATACTTTTAAAATTATATAAAGGATAAATTTTGAGTGAAAATTTAAATACACCAAATGTTGCCGAAACTTCTAATGTTATTACTAATGTTAATAAACCTGTTAAATTTAAAATAGTTAATTATATCGTTACCGATAATATTGAAGATACTGAATTAACTAAATTTATATTAGATAAAATTGATAATATTAAAACACAATTTCCTGATTTAGGTATAGTTGCCAATGTTTTAGATAAAGCGAAAAAGCGTTCTGTATATTATATTGATACTATTACATCTAAGAAATTAGGATTGGATAATATTATAGGTTCTGATATATTTAATGAAATAGATAAAAATCATAACGGACAAGGAAGTTCTGTTGATTTAGAAAAACTTAGTAAAGTTGTTTCATCTGAAATTCAAGAAAAGATTAAAACACTAATACAAGATTTAAAGGTAGTTAAAGACCAAATTCAAAGTTTTGAAGTTAAACTTAATCAAATTCCTAGTTCAAATGGTGGCGAGCCTGCAAGAGAATTATCAGTTAAAGAATACTTTTTAGATACATCAAGAATTCTTAATTCTAACACAGATGTATCAGGTAAATTAGACGTTGAAAAATTTGACACTTTTAAAGAGAAAACATTAAAAGATATATTAGACACAAACAATAAAATAGCACTTTTGCAAGCAGAAGTTAATAAAATTGATGAATTAGTTGATACAAAAGTTAATGCAAGATTGCAAACTGATGGATTAGATTCTAAAATTAACACTAAAGTTAATGAGATATTAAACACAACTAAAACACAAATTAAACAAGAATTAACAACAGAATTAGTAAAAGAATTTGCTAAACTTATACCTTCATCAAGTGGTTCAAATACACCTACAACACCTACAACATCTGTAACAGGCATTACAGAACAAAGAGTTAATGAAATTTTACAAGTAAAATTAACTGAATTATCAAGTTCATTGAATATTGATAAAGTAGTTCAAGATAAATTAAATCTTGTTAAAGACTTGCTAATTCAAAATATAGAACAAAAAGCAGAAGCAAAAGTTCAAGAAGTTCTAAATGCTAGTATAGACCAAAAAATTGATGATAGGGTAGAAGTTAAAACATCGGCTATTTCTCAAACTCTTGATAATAAAATAGATGGTAAGATTAATGATAAATTAAATGTTAAATCTGTTGAAATTTATAATTCTATTGATACTAAGATTAATGATAAATTAGCAGTTAAATTAGTAGATGTTAATAAAAATATTACAAATCAAATTAACACAGAAACAGATAAAATTAATAAATCTATTGACACAAAAGTAAATGCTAAATTTGATACTAAACTTAATCAAAACTTAGATGAAAGATTTGAAAGTGTATCAGGACAAGTAGATTCTAAAGTTTCAGAAGCAATTAAAACAAAAGTTGGTGACGCTATAAGCGAGAAAACAAATGATTTAATTATATCAGTTAATAAAAGATTAACAGAAAATTTAAATTTGATTAAATCTGAAATAGATACTAAAATAGGCACTAAATTTTCAGATGGTATAGAAGAAAGAATTTCAGGTATAGTTAATAATAAATTAGCAGAGATAAATTCAGCATTATCAGGATTTACAGAGATAAAAGTTGATAGAGCAGTAAAAAATGCTATTTTTAATGAAATTAAAAAAACTTTAGTTGCAAATGGTTATAATGTAATAGAACAACTTAAAGATACAGATAAAGTTACAGAAACATATTTAACATTAGCACCAACTTCAAAACAATCTGCATATGGATATGCTCTTGCAGATTTGTGCTTATATGACAAATTAGACAATTGCTATAAAGTTAAATTTATAGGTGCTGAAAATGAAACCGCTACATTAAAGCCAAATTTTGAATATAGATTAATTTTTACAAAAAATCAAGCAGAATGGTTAAATGCAGGTGACACTATAAGAAAAATAATTCCAAATGATTATGTAATTGATAATTCTAATGAATTTGAAGCATTTGTAAAAGTAGGAAATTGTTATTCTTGGGGAATAAATGGATATTATGTATTTACAAATATATTTTTAAAAACATTAGGAACAGGAACATATGATTATTGGATGACACAAACTAATGCTAGTCTTGAAGATTCTGTTATTTATATAAGATTTAATAAATTTATCCCTTCAAAAATGACTATTTCAGCAGGAACACCAGAAAGAAGGACAACAACATTGTCAATTAAAGTAAGAACAAAAATAGATTTAGGCAATTTTACATATAAAGATTTAATTTTGTTTAATAAAGATAATGCTACATTATCAGCAGAATTAGACCCTAATAAAAAGAATTTAATTTGTAAGCCTAATACATTTATCTTTACAAGAGAAGATTATTTAGATTCTTTTAACTAGAATTTTTAAGGGATTATTAATTTAATCCCTTACTTATTTTGTAGTAATTTTTTATTATCTTGAAGTTGTTTAATTAAATCAGTAGTAGAGATAATATTAATATTTTCTATTTTAATATCTTTGTTATTATCTTTTTTAGATTCTTGCTCTAATTTCTTTAAATTTAATAATATACTAGAAATATCTTTATAACTTGCAGTCAATAATTTTATACTTGAATTTACAGCAGTTACTAAGTTTGCATATGCAGTAATTTTATCGGCACTTGCATTTTCTTCGTTAAATATATCAGAAGTAATTGAATTTACTATTTTTTGCGTATTATCAACATTTTCTAATAAAGATTCTCTAACCTTTTTATAATCATCAATCATTAATTTAAGATTAAATAGTTCAATTGAAATTTTATTTTTATTAGAATCTCTTTGTTCTATTACTTCAGTTGGTGTAATTTCTGCTAAGTCTGAAATATTTGAATTTAATGTTTTATTCTCAAAATTATCAACTATAACTTCTACATCTGAAATATCTGTTTTACGTTTAATAGATTCTAGGTCTTCTAATTTTTCATTTAATAATTTTTCAAGTTCATCAGTAGAAGATAAATTTTCAAAATCAATATTTAAATCCATTAATTATCCTTACATCCAATAAGAAAATTGAAAAACATAAAAATATAATATATTCTCTATTATTATATAATTAAAATTAAAGAAATTTAAAATTTCATATATCTTATTATTCATTATTAATTCCTTATAAACCCTAAAATAGTATTTTCTCTTAACATAATTTGATTATTTTCTAAATCAATTCCTGATATTGTTTCAAAATAAACTATATCATTAACTTTAATGTCTTTAACTTTATCGCCTATTGCTATTACTTTACCACTTGTTTGGCGGTCTTCAACAACTGACTTTTGTGTTTCAGTTTTTATAATAATCCCTGAATCTGATGTGATATCTTTTTGATATTTAAGTTGAACTAATACATTTTGTCCTATTGGCTTAATCATTATTACTCCTTTTACTTTTATATTTATTAAAGAAATTTATGCTATCATAGCATTATAGCAAAAATACATAAATAAAGGATTAAATTTGATAACAAAAACTACAAAACTTAATGAAAGTTTTTATTTGCTAGATGTAGCAGACGATGAAACTAAGATTAAAATATGTAATAGATTATCAGCACCTATTAAGAACGCTAAGTATAATACTAGAGTTCAAGCAGGTATTATAAGTCCTAATGAATACTTTTTCAAAATTAATCCTAACAATTGTAATCAAGTAGCAGTATATTCAGGGCTTTTAAATTTCTTAACAGATTTAGGGTCTTTGCCATATACACCAACTAATACTTTTACAGATTTGGAAATACAACAACATATTGATAATTGTTCTCAAAATCTAAAATTTACTCCATATGATTATCAATGTGAAGCAGTAATAGGTGCAATTAAAAATGAAAAACACTTTATAAGGTCTGCAACAGGTTCAGGAAAATCTGTTATTATAGGATTAATATCAGATTTCTTATGCTCTAAAGGATTAAAAGGATTAATCCTAGTTCCTAATATATCATTAGTTAATCAATTTGCTTCAGATTTAAAAGATTATAACCTAGATGTAGCAAAGAATTTACATTTAATAGGTGGTGTATATAATGATAAGAATTTTGACTTAAATTTAACTATATCAACTTATCAATCTGTAATGAGATTTAAGGAAAAATTAAAAGAATTAGATTTTATAATAGTAGATGAAGGACACGGAACTAAAGGAAATGAAATATTTGATATAGTTAATAAATGTATTAATGCTAAATTTAAGATAGGATTATCAGGAACACTACCTGAAGAGCCTGTTGATAGATTTAGAGTTATTGCGTGCTTTGGCAAACCTAAAACATATATTACAACACAAGGATTAATAGATAGGGGTTTGGCAACACCTGTTAAAATTAATATATTAAGATTATCTTATAAGAATTTAGATACTAAAATTCCTAATAATTACTCACAACAATTAAAATTAATTAAAGAATATGAACCTAGAAATCAATTAATTGTAAATTTAGCAACAGCATTAAAAGGAAATACATTAGTTTTATTTCAACATACAGAACACGGAATTAAATTAATCACTGATATATACGCTAAAAAAGGTATTAAAGTTTATAGAAATAATATAATAGGCAAATCTGCATTAGTCTTACAAGACCAATATAAAATTTACTTTATTAATGGTAATGTAGATGGCGATGACAGAGAATTAATAAGAAAATTAATTCAAAATGAAACAAACGCTATTATAGTAGGTAATATGGCTTGTGTTTCAACAGGTATTAATATACCTAATCTTCATAATTTAATTTTAGCAAGCCCTTTAAAATCATATGTAACTATTACACAATCAATTGGACGTGGAGTAAGAAAACACGATTCTAAATCTGTATTTAATCTTTATGACCTAGCCGATAATTTAGGATTATTTAGAAAACAACTAAATCATAGAATAGAAACTTCATATAATCCTGAAGGGTTTAAGTTGAATTTAAGAGATTTAGATTTATAATTGTTTCAAGATAATAAAGGAATACAAAATGAAAGAAGTATTAAGTTTAAAAACTAAATTTAATAAAATTACTACATCACAAAATAAATTTGAATCTGCAATGCTGTATTTTTACCTAGATGATGATTCTGATAATATTTTTATTTTTAATGCTTTAAACGCACATATTCTTAAATATAAAAAGACACAATTAACAGATTTTGATAAAACTAAATTAAATCAAAAAATTTATAATAACGCTACACTATCAGAAGTTTTTGATGAATTTATAGATAATCTTGCAGAAATTTTAAATAATACTATTTCAGAAGTAAAATCAAAAATACAAATAGTAAAACAATGTAATTCAGCATTAGAAAATAATTTTTCGGAGTATTTAATATGAAAAAAGAATTAAAAGATAATAATTTATATTTTAATGATATATTAGTTTATAGTGGCACAGATTATTCAGTAGATGTTAGATTTATGAATTCTTGTTTAAGAAATAAATCTGATTTAGAAACAATAAACAAATTAATAGATAAAAATAATTTAAAAATTAATAATTTATTAGATAATATAACTCAATTGAAGAAAAATTTAGCAACTTTAGGATTTTCTAAAGAAAAAATTAAAGAATTTGATGAATTAGATATTATAGGATTTTAAAGGAGTTAAGATGATAAAAATATACTCTTGCGTTACAACTTTTGAGAAAGATAAGAATCTTTATATGTGTTTTAGAGTTAATGACACTGACACTAAAGATTTAGAAAAATCCAAAATAATAAGATATAATTTAACATCAAATGGATTATATAGCGTTAAACTTGATGAAGGCGTTAGTGTTAAAGATTTTTTTAAAAAATGTCCTAAGAAAGTTTATTATAATACTGATATATATCGGATTTTATTATTTGGATTTTTTCGTGATAAAAAATTAGAATTAGAAAAACAAAATAAAAAATTAGATAAGAAAATTAAAAACTTAGAAAATAATTTAATTTATTTTAAAACAAAATATCCTGAATTATCTATATAAAAAGTATAAAGGAATAATATGAAAACAAATAAAGCACCAATCAAGCCAATCACACTTAAAAATAAAGAATCAGATTATATAATTAAATTTAATTTTTATATATCTAATTTATTTTATGCAGATAAAAATATATATTATAATAAAGAAAAAATTTTTACTCTTGATGAATTTAATGATTATTTTGATTTTTTAAATTTCATTCAGAAATCAAATTCAGAATCAGAAATATTTGAAAGAATTATGCAAATGATAAATTCAGAGTTACAAACTTTGAATATTGAAATATCTAAAAATAATCAAAAAATTAATGATTATAATATATTAGAAAAAGAATTATTTAATTTCATTGATGTATCAAAGTTTCCTAGCATAGAGAAACATTTAGAAGACGCAGAAGTTTATGAAATAATAGGAAAATAGGAAAATAATTAATAAATATCATTATATAGTATTAAATAACAATTTAATAAGGATTATGATTTGGCAGGCACTTTTATTGTAGAATTTTCAACTAATACAGGTTGCAATTTAGGTTGTAAATATTGTTATTCTAGGCATATTAATAAAAAATTAACACCCTTTGCAGTTGATAAATTTTTAGAGCCAAATAAAGGAATTTATAAACTACTTGAAATTTACAATAAAGATGATTATCATATATCTTACTTTGGTGGCGAACCTTTATTAAATTGGGATATTATTAGATATAGTCTGCCTAAATTTTATAATGACCCTAAATGTAGTTCTGTTGTTGTAATTACTAATGGATTATTATTAGATGAAGAAAAATTAGATTATCTTAAAAAATATAATTGTGGTATATCGCTAAGTTTTGATGGTATTTGGCAAAATTATACAAGACCTTTGGCAAATGGCGAAGATTCATTAAAGAAATATATACAGAATAAAGAATTGTTTAGTTCATTATTATCAGGTTGTAAAGTTATGCTAGACCCTAAATTTTTTCATTTATTAACTGAAAATTATCAATTTTTTGTAGATGAATATAATTTTAATTTTCCTGATTTTTCATTAATAAGAGATGATATTTATAGTCCTGAAGATATTAAAACTTTTGATAAAGAAATAACTAGACTAGCAGATAAAGTGATAGAGTATAATAAAGCAGGCAAAATCTCAAATGTAGGATTATTTACACTTTATTTATCAGATACTTTAGCAGGTTCAATGTTTGGTAAAAGAACTCACGGCTGTTTTGTAGGTGTTGGCGGTGCTTTGTATGCTCCTGATGGTAAGTTTTATCCTTGTGAAAGATTTAATTCAGATTCTGATAAAATAGGTAGATTTGAACTATATGACGCAGTTACAGATACTTTAAATTTAGATAATATAAATTATTTAAAACAACCTAAAATATCAAATCCTAATGAATTTCCTAAGTGTAAGAAATGTGAATTATATCAATTTTGTAATTCAGGTTGCACTTATTCACAAATGCTAAATTCTAAAAATAAGAATTTAGATTATTCAGAACCTATAAATTCAGTATGCAAATTATTAAAAATGTGTTATAGAGAAGCATTTAGAGTATATAGAGAATTAAAAGATTATAAAATAGATGATGTATTATCAAATATGATGAATTCTAATGGATAACAGGATAAGTTAAGTTTAAATTTGGTATAATAATAAAGTATTATAAATTATTAAAAGGATTATAAATGGCAGATAAATGTGAAGAGTGTCAAGAACATCAAGAGTTACGCACCGAAATTTCTAAGGACGAGCAAATTAATCATTTATACAATGCAGTTGCACTTCTTACCAAAGCAAGTGAAGAACTACAACAAATTAATGGTTTATATAGTTTTTCTATATTAGCACAAGCAAATGTATTACTATCACAACTTAAATATCTTGAAACAGGCAATTTTGAAGGGTCTTTTTCAACTTCTAATATACCTGATATAGTGCCAACAGAAATTAAAGATGAAGTTGATGATTTAGCAAATGAATTTAAAGGGGATTTGGATTTATGAAATCATATCTACAAAAACTTAATTTAGCAAATTTTTTATTTAATGCAGGATTATATCAAGAAACGCTTGATAAACTTATGCTTACAGAATCAGAACAAGATGAAATAAAAGAATTAAATTCAGCAGAACGTAGAGATGTTATATTAGATATAACAATTTTAAGATTAGTTTCAAATATTAAACTTAAAAATAGTGAAGATTCTATTAAAGATTTATATAGATTAATTAATCAAGAGCCAACTGCAACATTTCCTGATTTAGAAAAAGTATTTTATCTAAGTATATCAAGTATAAATCTTGATGAAAATACATTACAAAGATTAGATTTTATAGATAAAGATAAATTGTTTATTTATTCTGAAATGTATAAATTAGGCGAAAAAATATCAACTAATAATACAGATACAATTAAAACAAATCTTTATATAGAATCTAAATCAGCAGAAGAAAAAGAGCAGTTGTTTAACGACATTTACAAAGCCCTAGAGCAACAATCATATACTGCTGATATACTTATTAATGAATTTGAAAAGTATGCCGTATCGATAGCAGAAAAGCGTTTATTAGAGTATTTTAAAATACGTGCTAGTATTATTAAATCTGATTTTGAATATGGTAAGCAGGCACTAATTAATTTATATAATCTTAAGAATTTTAATTCAGAAAATATATATAGATTAGTTGATACGAATAATGGCGTAGTAATGTTTATATCTAAATTTAGACAAAAAGGTTATAAATTTAATGAAACAGAGTTAATGCCTTTATATGAAAAAGCAAGAGAAATAGTCTATAATACGCCATATGAATTATCTTTGTTTATTGAAAAGTCAATATTTGATTCTGAAAATAATCATAAACAAACTATTAAAAATGATTATATACAAATTAAAGATAGATTAAAAACTATTGTTCCTGAAAATTATTTTAATCAATATGATAATTTAATAGACGAACTAATAAAGTAATAAAGTGATAAAATAATGTCTTTAAAATTAGATATTCAGGATTTTATTTCAAGTGCCAAAGACTTAAATTTAAATTCTAATATTAAAAATTATTTAACTAAAGTTAAGTTTTCGCCAAGTTTAAATTCTGATTTTAAATATAAATATTTGTATTTTAATTCAGATAATTTTAAACCTGAATATCTAAATAAAATAACTGATTTGCACGATATAACAATATTAACAGATAAATTTATAGATATTAATTTACCTAATATTGTTTATTCAATTGAATTAAATTCAAATAATAAAGATTTATTATTAAAATTATTTAAATTAAATTTCAATATAGAAATAAGAACAGATGATTTAAATAAATTAATAAAAACTTTAGAATATGCAAAATCTAATAATTATATTATTAAAAGAATTAAATTAGATTCTAAATTAAAAGATTATGCTAATTATATATTTAAAAAATATAATATTCCTGTATGTAATTATGTTTGTGATAAATGTAATTTATGTAGTTGTAACAGGATATAAGGAGTTTAAAATTTGAAACCTTTTTTTGCATTTGATGTCAATATCACTGAAGGTTGTAATTTAGGTTGCACCTATTGCATTCAAGATTTTGAAAAAAAGTTACATAATCTATCAGATGAAATGATTTTAAAAATTAAACATAAAATTGATTTTCTACTACAAAATCAAGATTTTTTAAGATATTTTGACGGAGTTCAAATTTTCTTTTGGGGTGGCGAGCCTTCAACACAACCTAAAATACTTAAAGATTTCTTAGTTTATTACGAAAATAATCCTAGAGTTAAATTTTATATGTATTCAAACGGATTTAATTATAATAATATATGGGATTTATTAGAAAAATATAGTCAGATTAATCTATCAGTTCAAATTTCTTATGATGGTTTAGCAAGCCATAACGTTGCAAGACTTGATAAAAAAGGTAAAGGTTCTGCATTAAAAGTTAAAGAAACTATATTTGAACTTGCAAATCGTGGCATAAATTTTGAAATACACCCAACTATTGATTTTGATAATCTTGACAAGATAGCAGATAATTATTTAGAATTTAGACGTATAGGACAATATTTAAAAAAACCTATACAATATAATCCTACAATTGATTATTTAACAGACCATCAAAATATGACAAAAGAAACAATAGAAAAACATAAGAAAACTATTACAGAACAGATTAAGAAAATAGCAAAATATGAGTTAGAATTCTATAAACAAAATAAAGAATTTAGTTTTTCTTGGCTACAAAATAATCGTGCTATTTGTGGTGCAGGTTCAATGTTAAATGCTATTGATTTAGATGGCTCTGTTGTAGTTTGTCACGGAGCATTATATTTAGATGATGAAAACAGAAAAGAATTAACAACTAATAATATAAATTTAGATGATAATTTATTCTTAAATAATGTAATAAATAATCATATAAAATTTAGTTCAAAAAGAGATGTTTTGCCTGAAAAATGTAAATCTTGTTATGCAACTTATTGTATGAAGTGTAATGTAACTAAGTTTGCTAAATCTAAGAAAACTGAATTTTTTGATAGATATAATGACTATCCTAATCAGTGGTATTTGTGTGAAATTTATAAACACCTTGCCAAAATTAGATATAGTTTATTAAAATTAATATAAGGTTAGATTGTGATTAAAAAACTTGAAATTTATGATTCTATTCTTGATGAAACTAGAGAATATGAAAAATATTATGGTAGATTGTTTAGAAATATAGCAGTAACACAACCTAGACCATTTAATGAAATTCAGTTTAATTTTGGATATCAAGGCGAATTAATAAAACACACTGATATAAATTTTATGATACAAAAATTAAAAGATGAATATATAACAAGAATTAATTTCTTTAAACAAAATAAATTCTTTGATATAAATGATGATAGATATGATGAATATGGTGGAAATCAAATATTTCGCAGTGTGCCTGCACCTGTTGTAACTACGCCACCAATTGTATCAACACCTGCACCTGCACCTGTAACGCCTGTCACACCACCGCCGCCGCCTAGACCTAATTATCCTGTTGCAATGTCAATGGTATATACATTTTCAGATACACGTTTAGTTAAGAAATTTAATTTTCCTAATACATTAACAAATGTTCCTACTTCTATAAGATTTAAAATAAAAATAAATGATTCAAATCCAACAACAGTTATGACACTAACAAAAAATAATATAAAGCAATATGGAATCCATCAAATTATGAATATAGATTATACATATAGGTCTAATTCCACATATTCATTTAATTTAAATAATGGCGATAAATTACAAATGGGTAATACTGATGGAACAGGCTCTTTTGATGTAAATCCAAGCAGTATAGATTATTTACGTGATGTTTTCAGTGCAAGTTGGGATAATAATACAATGACTATTACAATACACCGACAATTTCAATTTAATTTATCTTGGAGTTTATAATGGGAACTGATTATAGAATAGAACATATTAATAGAGATTTATCATATTTTAATACTTCAACACAATCAGATGAATTAATTTTATCTAAACACTATATTGATTTATATAGTAAAATTTTAGAATGCTTAGATGAAGTGCCAACAGCACTAGAAAATTTTAAAATATTAAATAGATATTTTATTATATTATATCAAAATCAAAAATATAGATTTAGGTCTGATTTAAACGACCAAGTCAATAGAAAAATAAGATATGATATTATACAACCTAATCAAGTTAAATTATATATAGAACAATTATCAACACCTTATAATACAATGAATTTTAGTGAATTGTATCAAAATCCTGATGTAGTAATAGGAACTGCAGGCGAAGGTTATAATTCAAATGGTGTAACTATATTTGATAAAATTCACGGATTTTGGATAAAAGAAATACAATCAAATTATATTTTATTAGAACAAAAACCTAATAGAATAGCAAATTTTGCAGTTGGTGCAGTAATAAATGCTTCTGATACCAAATTCTTACAACAACAAATCAATAGGGCAAGAGTTCAATGTTTGTGTAATTGTAATTTTTGTTCCTGTGACTGCAATTATTGCAGTTGTAATTGCAATTTTTGTTCTTGTAACTGCAATTACTGCACTTGTAATTGCAATTATTGGAGTGGTGCAGTAATACAAAAAATATGTAATTGTAATTGTAATTTTTGTTCTTGTAACTGCAACTTTGAATTTAACTATAATTAATATTTTTATAAGGTTTATCTGATATAATTCTGTTAATCGTTTAAAAAAAGGATTATTATGAAAACAGAATTTGAATACAAAGTTGATGATTTAGAGATTATATCTGATTTTGATTTAAAAAGAGCAGGATTTATAAAATCTAATATTTACTTCTATACAGATAAGAAACCTTATAAATTTTATTATTTTGAATGTCGCAAAATAATTGATAAATTATATTTTAAAACTAAAAAACAAACTGAATCTGATATACGCAACAGAACTATTTTATCTTTTTTAGATTATGTGAAATATCAAACAGAACAAGCAAATAGGATATATGATACTTCAAAAATTAATTCACTTGATGATATTTTTGAAAAAGTTACCAATAGTCTTGCCATTTATCCTGTAATATATTCAAGAATAGTTAAAATTTATCCTGAATTTATAATATAATTAAAGAATAAATTAAGTAATGATTATGTAGAATTTTTAGTATAGTTAAAAATAAAGGAATACACAATGACGATAATTAAAGAAAAACACTTTAAATACAAATTTAAAGATATTAAGATAATATCAGATTTTGATATTTTAAAATTAAAATTTTATGAAGATAATATGGCGTTTGATGAATTTAATATTTATAATTTTATATTTGAAAAATATAACAATAATACAATCTATGTAAAAGTTGAGTTCTCAACAGAACAATTTAAATCAAGAACTTATAAAAGTTATAATTTCTTTGAATTTATAACAATAAATTATAAAAACTATTCATATTTATTTAATTTAGATGGTGTAAGTTCTCTTAAAGATTTAGGCGAAGATTCTAAAGTAGATTATGGAATTTACGGATTTCTTTATAAAAAATTAATTTTAGAAAATCCTGAGTATGTAGAATATCTAGTATAAATAATAAAAGATTAAATACTTTAAAACATATAAAGGAGTAAAATTTATGAAACTTTTTATAACTTGTTATGAAGGTTCAGATAGTTATGTGATTTTATCTGCAACTATAAAAGAGCCAAAAACATTAAATAAAGATTTTGCTGTATTTGAAATTTCAGATACAAAATTATTTTCATTTATAGCCGATAAACTTCTTAATAATATTCCACTAAGTTTTGCTAAAAATATACAAGACTTAACACTAGATACACTTGTTATAGGCGATGTAGAAAATATTAATACTATAAGACAAAGACACATCTATAAATGTTATGAAAAATTTAGCAATCACGTAATGGCTATACCTAATATAGCATTTTTTGAATTTCAATTAATATCTACTGAACTTGCTTCACGTGGCTACTTTATTACAAAACAAAATAGAGAAGAAAAATATCTTGAAATTCTTGAAAAAGGTATTGAAGAAGAAGTTGCATTGCTTGAAAAATACTTAACATTACTTGATGATTTGACTAAATATAGAACTCTTTATTATGAATTACTAGAAGTTCTTGATAAAATTAATTCATCTGAAAATAAAGATGAAATAGCAACTATATCTGAAAACTATCACGTATAAAGTATAAAAAGTAAAGACATAAAAAGGTAAGGAATTATAAATGTTATCTAAAGGCGATTTAGTTCTTGCAAAGCACTATAAAGATTTATTAGATATTATTAAATTTGAATTAAATAAAAGAGAATTATCAACATCAGATTCTGTTTATAATTTTAATTATCAAAATCAAATAGTTAAAGCACAAGAAATAAATTTTCTTATAGATAAAGTTGATTTACTTAAAAAATATGATGAAACTGCAGGACTAAATTTTGAAAATCAAGACCAATTTATTGAAAATTTAAATTTAGGCAGATTAAATTCAATATCTTACAATATAGGCAAAGTTGATAATACTAATTTGATAGTAGCAGAAAAATTAAATCAAATTTCAAATGTATTACCTAGACATATAAATTTATGTGTTTGTAATTGTAACTTTTGTGCCTGCAATTGCAATTATTGCAGTTGTAATCAAAATACTTCTTATATGAATTATTGTCCTTGTAATTGTAATTATTGTGGTTGTAATTGCAATTATTGGAGTGCAAATAGATATCCGTCATTAGCGATTGAAAATACAAATCAAGGTTTAGGAACTAGAAATATACCTGGTGAATATCCTTATGAATTTAATATTACTTCTGCTGTTGATACATATTATACTACACCTACAACATTTTCTAAAATTTACTTTATGGAAAATACAAATAATGGCATAAATCAAGACAAGTATTTTCAATTGAGATTTAAACGTAATGGTAAATTGGGTTTTCCTATGGGTCAAGAAGAATCATTTTTATATCCTAATAAATGGTATAAAATAAGGGTTGAAAATGGGTCACTTATTTCTGATAATTTAGGTCAGCCATTATTTAGAGCAACTTGGGGAAATATCAAAATGAGATTGGACGTTTATAATATCACTGATTTTCATTTATATTGGGATTCTAAAATCACACTAAAATAACTTCGCTAATAAAAATTTATTATAGAGAATTTTTATTTTATATATTTAATAATAAGGAATTCTCTTTTTCTTAGTGAATTACATTTCTGTTACATTATTATATTTAATTAAGTAGTTAATAAATTTAGGATATAAATTCATTTTTAGTTTTTGCTGTAAGCAAGAGATTAAAAAATTAAATAATTTTATTTTATATTATAAGAATTCTATTGAAATTTAATTTTTAATCCTATTTTTATTAACTACTTAATCTATTCTTAATTTATTTAATTAGTTTTAATATTTAAGTTTATTTTAAGTAGTTAATAAAATTTAGATATGAATTTAAATTTTGAATTTTAATTGAATTCTTATAATAGAGATTATATAAAAATTTAAATTTATAAATTGTTATCCTATTTTTATTAACTACTTAATTTAAACTTAAATCATTTAAGACGCTATATCTGTAAGATAACATTTCTTAAGGTTCGTTTAAGTTGTTAATAAAATTTAGATACAAATTCATTTTTTTAATAGTTGGCTATATAATATTAAAAATAAAAAATTAAATTTATTGATTTATATTATAGAGAATTTATATAAAAATTTGAATTTGTATCTGAATTTTATTAACTACTTAATCTATTCTTACAATGTTACTATTATATTACTAATTTAAGTTTCATTTAAGTTGTTAATAAATTTAGGATATGTTTTTAGTTTTTTGCCGTAGGCAATATTATAAGAGAAGTAAGAAAATAAAAAAAATTTAAATTTATTCATATTCTTATTATAAGAAATATATTAAAAATAAAATTCAATCCTAAATTTATTAACTACTTAATTCTTATTTAATATGTAACTTCTTTATTACTATTTTAAGTTTCATTTAAGTAGTTAATAAAAATAAGATATAAATTTAAATTTTTATATGAATTCTCTATAATAGAAATAACAATAAATTTAAATTCTAAATTCATATCCTATTTTTATTAACAACTTAAACGAACCTTAAGAAATATTATCTTACAGATATACTATCTTAATTCTTTAAGATTAATTTAAGTTGTTAATAAAATTCAGATACAAATTTAAATTTCTGCCGTAGGCAATAGATTGTAAAAGAATTAAAAATTAAATTTATTGTTATATCTATTATAGAAATATATTAAAAATAAAATTCATATCCTAAATTTATTAACTACTTAAACAATCCTTAAAGAAAATAATTAATTATAAAAATTAAGAATAGATTAAGTAGTTAATAAAAATAAGATATAAATTTAAATTTAAATTTTTATATAATCTCTATAATAGAAATATATTAAATTTAAATTTTTTAATCGTTGCCAACGGCAAAATCTAAAAACAAATTTTAATCCTAAATTTATTAACTACTTAAAATAAACTTAAAGAAAATATTTCAATATCATAAATCTTTTTAATTTTATTTTAATCTAAATAAGATTATAATACCTATAAAAATTAATAAGGAAATGATTTGCTTGCAACTATTGTTTCACACTTTGATAAACAAAAGAATATATTAACATCGCCTAAATCAGATAAATTTACATATAAAAGTGTTGATATTAGCGACCTTACTTCTTTATATCATACGCTTGCAACAAATTATATACTTAATATTTCACTTAATATCAGTGGAACAATCGAATTAGAACGTTCAAATCCAAATTTTAATACTCTTTATTCTAAGAAATTTGATTATATATTCTTTAATATAGATTGTAATAAAAAAGAAAATAAAGATTATATATTAGATTATTTTAGTGAATATAGTTCTATTATTGGCAAATCAAGAAGTTATGATGACTTTACAAATTTTAATCTAAGAGTAGTTTTACAAACAGAAACTATGTGTTTTGATGATATTAGAGTTGTATTAGCCAAAATTCAATATGACCTAAAAGATTATTGTCAAATTTCAGATGATACTATAAAAAAGGGCTATTATACTGCTCCTATTATGAGAGTAGAAACAATATCTGAAAATATTGATAAAACTCTATTTCCTAAATTAAATAATAAAGTCAGTGATTTTATACCTAAAGCCGATATATCTCTTAAAAATAAATTAGTATTAGAAAATTCAACAGATTTAAATATGGGTATATCAGCATTTACACAATTAGGATATAAAATTACTTCTCAAAACAATAATATTATAAATTTCACAAAAGACGGCGAGAATTACTATCTTTATGATAATAATCCGTTTTTAATGAATCATAAAAATAGACAAAAATCATTAAATATCTATTCATTAGTTAAATCAATTCAAGGAAATGGAATAGATTATAATCAATTCTTTGAAGAGCCTAAATCTGATATATTAAATGAGCAATTTTTAATTCCTACAAATAAAGAAAAGAAATTAGAGAAGTTTTTTCATAAACCTAAAAATATGCTTATAATTAAAAGTCCTATGGGTTCTGGTAAATCTGAATTAATTAAAGAAATTATACAAAAAGCACACGCAATAAATGAACGTGTATTGATTGTTACAAATAGAATATCTATTGCTGAAGAATTTAAGGGTAAATATGGTCTTAAGATATACAATCAAGACAAATATACAGCAGGTTCATCAATGATAGTTCAATATGATAGCCTACATAAGTATAATATGAAAAATTTTGATTTAGTTATATTAGATGAATTTATGAGTTTATTAATTCACTCTAGGACAAATATTTCACAAAATCCTGTAAATTTGACTAAGTTTTTTGAGTGTTTTGATAAAAGATTGGTAATAGCCGACGCATTTATTAATGGATATGAAAAACATTTGATATTTAAACCTGAAAAAAATATTGTAACTTTAATAAATTCATTTAAGGATAAATCAACTTTATATAGTATTAAGACAAAATCATTATTTTTTGATTTAGTGTTAGAAAAATCTTTAGAAGCAAAGAAATTTAAGAAAATAGTTACCATATCATCAACATCTATTAATATGATAGAAGCATTAAGTAAATTCCTAGAACATAATAATCTTAAAGTTCAAGTATTAACTGCTGATACGCCTGCTATTATTAAAGACACTATTTATAAGAAATTTAAAAATAAAAGACAAGATTATGATGTATTAATTTATAGTCCTACAATAACTTGTGGTGTGAGTATATTATCAGACCTAGATAATCATTTTCACTATGATTCGTCGCATTCGACAGACCCTATTAGTTCTTTGCAGATGATAAAACGTGCAAGAAAAGCACAAAACATTTATTATTATATACAACCTGGATATGAAACTAAAATTTTAAATTACGAAGCATTAAGAGAACAATATATCAAAAATGTTACTATTAATCCTAAAAATAATCACTTATTTGAATATAATAAGTATAATGAATTAAATCTATCTAAAACAGGTCAAAGAGCAGTAAGAATAGATTTATTACTTAATATATTAGAATCAAATAGAAAAAATGTATTTGAGTATTTTTTAAAATATAATTTTGAAAATAATCCTATCAAACTTGATGAAGTTGGCAAAGCAGATGTAGATTATTGGCTTAGTAATTCTAAAATAAATTCATCAGATGAATTATTAGATGAAAAAATAGATAATTATTTTGAAATTTTAAATTTAAATTTAGATATTAAAACACAAAAAGAAAAATCTAAATTTATAACTTTATTAGATAATCTATATAATAAAACTAATTTAAATTTTGAATTTACAGACCATCAAATTTTATTTAAAGAATTATTTAAGTTGTATGTAAATGATAATCAGTTATTTCAAAAAATAGAATGTTATAAAGATTTAGAATCTCAAATATCAGATACAAGATTAAAATATAAATTATCAGAATGTATTACTAATCCTAATAAATCTGATAAATTAGAATTCTATAATTTATTAAATGAAACTCAATTTAAATTAAATATTTCTGAATTAAATAATATAGATTATGTTAAAAATTTATCGCCGAAGTGTGTTAAAATTTTAGAATACGCAGGATTTAAAATTAAAAATAAACGTGTGGAATATCCTATTAATATTATAAAATTTAAGGATTACATTAAATTAAATTAATTTAATTTAAGAATTGTATAAGAAATTGATAAGTTTGAATTAAGTTATTTATAGTATAATAAGTATAAATTTTTATTAAAGGAGTTCCTTATGGATAACATAATATTTGGTGTATTAGGTGTATTATTACTTATTGATAGTGCTATTTTATTTGTTTATTATAGACAAATGAAAAAAGTTGAAAAATTGACAGATGAAAGAATTGAGTTATACAAAAAACTTATGCTAGAGTGTCGAGATTATTGTGAAAAGCAATCAAAAGAGTATCAGAATTTTCTTAAATCTATACTAGAAAAATCAGAAGAAATTAAAAATTCTGATGAATATAAAGAGTATTTAGAATTTAAGAAATCAAAGGCAAATAAAACAAGTAAATCAACTAAAACAAAAAAATCAAAAATAAAAAATCAAGAAGATAAACAAGAAGGTTCAGAAAATGAATAAAATAAATCCAAAATCATTTAGTGATTTGCTATTTGGCGAAACAGAACTAAAAACACAAGAACAAATCAATGAATCAGGTCTTAGTAGAGTTTGGAGTCACACTGAAAATCACGATTGTGGTATGATTTCGGCTTGTCGTGGCGACAAATCAGAAGAACAAAATAATGAAAATTCAATGAAACTTAAAGCAAAAATGCTTACACTTGGATATGGTGTAACAAAAATTGATGGTAATTATATAGAAGATTATAATACAGATAATGCTAAGAAAGTTAAAGAATTGTCTTGGTTTGTCGTTGATATTGACGATAAAGGCACACTTAAACAAGACTTAATTAAACTTGGCAGAATATATCAACAAGATAGTATAGCATTTGGTGCAAAGGCTTCATATTGGGTTCTAGTAGGAACAAATAATTCAGATTTTCCAGGTTTTAATAAAGAAGTTAAATTATCTAATAAGAAATTTGGCAAAGCAGGCGAATTCTTTTCAAGTGTTAAAGGCAGACCTTTTATGTTTGAAAGTATTATTGATGACGATGATTTTGAATTTAAAACATTTAAAAAAGCCAACAATATGGGTAAATGGTATCTTAAAACAATAAGTGATGATTTTGATAAAGAAAATCCTGATTTTGATAAACAAGATTTAAATGAATCATCTCTATCAAGAATTTATAATCATATTAATAATTATGATTGTGCTACTATTACTGCATTTAGGGGCGAATTAAGTCTTAAAGAGAATAAAGAAAATAATAAAACACTTAAACAATCTTTATTAAATTTAGGATTTGGTGTGACAAATATCAAAGGCGGATTTGTTGAAAAAGATGAACTAGGTAATGATAGATATGTTGATGAAGAGTCTTATTTTGTGGTAAATTTAAAAAATATACCAACAGAACAATTTTTTGATTTTATTAAGAAATTAGGTAAAAGATATAATCAAGATTCTGTTATGCTAGGATATAAAGAAACTAAAACTTGGGTCGAATTTGGTCTTTTTGCTAGATATGGTCTAGGCGAATTAAATAAATTTAATAATGTTTCTTATGAAAAATTTAAAACTTATTATTCTAAAATAGGTAATAAACATTTTACATTTGAAAGTTATAATGAATTTACAACAGAACAATTAAGTTTTAATCAGTTAGGTGCTATGCAAAAAGGCATTATAAGAGAACAATCAAGAAAAACTGAATTAAATATAAAAGATGAATCTTTAAGAATTCAGGAAAATATAGAACCTGTTTATGGAGTTAATGCTTTTAAGGGAAAGTAGCGAGTAATGAGTAAATTTATGGATTTATTAGATAATATTAATAACAATAGTAATAATACTACTAATGTTAAAACTGATAAATTAGGTTTTGAATTAAATGAAACTTCACTAAGCAGGGCATATCAGCACATTAAAAATTATGATGTTGCTTTTATCTCTGCTTGTCGTGCAGAAAAAACATATAATGAAAACTTAAGAGATTCTAAAGAATTAAAAGCAAGATTAATGACGTTTGGATATTTAGTAACTAAAGTAGGCGGTGGATTTATTGAAAATCAAAATCTACCTGATGAAAGACCTGTTGAAGAAAGAACATATTTTGTTGTAAATGTTAGAGATACTTATGAAAATTTTGAGAAAAAGATTGTTTCTTTAGGTGTATATTACAATCAAGACTCAGTTATTGTTGGTAAAAAAGGCGGTTTAGATTTAACAGAAATAACAACAAGTAATAATTGTGTTAAACCTAAATTTTCAAGAAAAGTATTTAAAAATATTTCATATGGTAAAATTGATTTATTTTATACAAGATTTAAACATAATACATTAGTTTTGCAAGAACAGCAAGATTGTTTAAAAATAGACGGATTCGACACTTTGAGATATCACGGATTTAGCGGTGCAAGAATGGTTTATAGCGGTTGTAAAGAGTTTGATAATACAAAATTTAACGATATATTTAATTCATTAATAATATAAATAATTTAATCTTATATAAAGGATTAAAATGAGTTATATTGTAATTGCTATATTAGCATTTATTTTGGGTGTTTTGCTTACTCCTATGCTTATATTTCTTAGAGCAAGAAAAGATGTTGCTTGGGATAAATCAAATATGACAAATATTTATCGTGTTGTAGCACATCTTGCAAGCCACCCATCAGATTTTGGTAAAATGTATTATCAAGATGGTTATAAGCCATTTTGGTATATTGATGATGATGAATTTTCAGATGTCGTCAGAACTAGACCAGGTTTAAAATCATCTAAGAACTAAAAAATTAAGTGTTTAAGTGTTTTTTAAGGTATATTTAGTTATTATTCTATTGTTCCAAAAAGGACTAATTAATTTTTTGATAGGGTTCTTAATTGAACCCTTATCATATTACACAATACTATTCTATACTATTCAATGTAATCAAAACTTCCAAATTTAGAACTAAAATCTTCATCATTTAAGTAATCATTATTACTATCATCTGTTAAAATATCAAAATTGCCTATAATTAAATAATCAGAAACATTTAAATCAGAATCAGAACTTTTAGAATCTAATTCTTTAACTATTTCATTCATTTCATTGAAGTTTCTTGCTTCTGCAAATATAGCAAAACATAATGCTAAAGCCATTACTAAATCATCGTGTTTATTATTATCTGCCTGATATTTATTATCTTTTAATACAAAATTAAATAATTCATCTATTGTATCTTTATCTTGAATTAATAATTTATCAGATTCTGCCATTGTTTTAAGTGTTTGTAAAATAATATCTCTTGACTTCTTTGTTGTTCTAAATCCTGGATATTTTTTCTTAGAGCCAACAGAAGTTCTTGATTTATCAAAATATAAATTTTCATATTCAAATTCAAGATATAATCTATCTGCTACTGATTGACCTGCACCTTCATTATTTTCAACTATTACAAAGGCATTATTAAAATATTTAGCCCAATCATCAATAAATTCAGGCATTCTTAGATAATCTATTTTTAATTTTGCAGTTGCCACTTGCCTAAAGTTAAAATTTGTAATATCTAAAACTTGTATAGCAAAACTATCAGAGCCGTCCTTTGCAGAATCTACACCAAATATATAAGAGTGTCCTTTAATTGGTTCTTCATAAATTTTAAGTCCAGGATTTCTTACAAAATCAGGTTGTTGATATTGATATTTTGCTAAGACTTTACCATCAATTAAGGTATTTGATGAACCTATAAATTCATTTCCGTAGTTTTGGTTAAAGAAAACTGCTCCATAAGATTTTATAACAGAATTTCTAAATTCTTCAGGTTCATATAATTCGCCTGTTGGTTTGTGTCTTGGCACATTTTGCCATTTTACTTCATATTTTACATATCCGTTATCAGATGTTTCTTTAGTTTCTCCTGCACCTTCCCAAATATCGTAAAAGTGATTTTTACCGTTTGCGGTAGATATTAATATAGTTTTTTTATTTGCTAGGGCTTCTTGTGCTGGAAATATAGAGTCTGCAAATGCTTTAAATGATGTGCCTGAACTATCTGTTCCTATAATCCAACTTGCTTCATCTACAATAAGGTAATTGACGGAAAACCCCCTAAAACTTGAAGAATTGGAAGTATCAGACAAAATTTTAATTCTATTTTCCCCTTCAATAGTTGCAACGTTCCAATTTAAAATTCCACATTGTAGCCACATTGGAACAGTTAAAAACATTTTCTTAACTTTATCAACAAATTCTTTACTCATTGCAAGTTTATTGGACGCTATACCAATAATTAAATCTTTTTGGAACAAAAAAACGTGTAAAATCCATATACCGACTGTTACGGATTTACCTGAATTATGACTTAAAAATCCATTTGAATAATATAAGTGATGATTTTCTAAAGTTAAATCATAACAATTTTCATTTATATTTAAATCAATATATTCTATTATTTCTTGAACTCCAAATTCAGTTTTTATTTTTCTATTTAATGATAAACAAGCAGGAACTTCATTATTAAATTCATCAATTAAAATATGATTTTTGGCACATTTTAATGATAAATTTTTAGTTTTTATAATACACATTGGAAGTTCTTTAGTTTTGTGTAGTTCCTTAATTTTTATTAATCCTATATCAGATTTAATTTCAAAATTCCCTAAATTTGATAATTCTATTGTTTCAATAAATTTATCACTATTAGGATTTATTGAATTTGCCTGAAACAAATCAAATAATTCTTTAATACTTAAATCATTACCATTTACATTAACGATAGTATCAGAACTTATACATTGGCGTGGTTGCAAACTAATAATTTTTTCATTTTCTTGTTTATTAATAACAGATATAAATTCTCTTTGATATTCTCTTAATTCAGGAAAATTTAATCCTTTAGGCGTAGTAATTCTTATATAATTATCCATAAAATAATATATATCATCAGCACATTTTTTAATCTCTATTTCGTGAATTTTAGCAATAGGCATTTTTGTAAAAGGTCTTTTTAATTGCCTATTTCCGTTAAAGAAAATTCTATTACCGAAAGCGTCAAGATGATATTTTTCATCGTCCATTGGTGTATCTAAAATTTCAAGTGCTAAAGCCTTACCATCATTGCCATATGTTCTTAAAGTATCAAGTAATTCTTCAGTAATAAGATTTTTATTTTGTTTATAATACTCAACTAATTCAGGGGGAAATATATCAGATAATTTTTTAACTTCAGATACTTCATTTGTTTCAGAATTCATTAATTGCTCCACTTATTATATTTAAAATATGTTTAAAACTATTTATTTAACAGTTTAAGAGTTTAAGAGATTTTAATAATGATAAATACTATTAATTTAAGTTAGGATTATATTAAATGACTAAAGCAGAATTAAGAGAAATTATTAAACTTGAATTAGGTTATCCACAATTACAAGTAGAATTAACAGACGCACAATTAAATCAAGCAATTGATAAATCTATTAGACAATTTACTAATATTGCTTATGACGGCGAGTTAATACAATATGTTAAATTTACTTGTCAAGGACGTGGCGAGTATAATGTAGCACCTGAAGTTGAAGAAATTATGACTTTAGGAAAATACGACTCAATGCTTGTATCATCTAATTTAAGTGGATATGTCGATGATAACGTTTCAAGAATGATAACAGACGGATTAGGAACTGCATTAGCATTTATGATTAATATTTCATCTCTTAATACGCAATTAAAGAAATATGTAGATAAAGAAATTAATTATAACTATAATTCATATAAGAAAAAATTATATATATTTGAAGATTATCACGGAAATTTATTATTAGAGTGTAGAACTAGATATATTCAAGACGAGAACGGCGATTCGATATACGAACAAGAGTGGGTTCAACGTAGAGCAGTGGCAGAAGCAAGATTAATGCAATCAGTGGTATTAGGTAAGTATTCAGCAAACGTTGTAGGCGGAGCAACGATTAATTACGCTGATATAAGAAGTTTAGCAGAATCGGAAATAGAAAAATTAAATGAAGAATTACTTAGTAAATGGCAAGATTTGCCACCTGTAATGGTTTGTTAGTTTTACTAAAGTAATATTAGACAAGTGATAAGTGATAAAATGGCAAGTTGGAAGCAAGGAATTTATAAACCTATAAATGAAAAGAAATATATTAAGCCTGTTGATAAATTGATGAATTCTGAAATTTATCCAACTTATAGAAGTTCTTGGGAGTTAAAATTTCTCAAATTTTGTGATTTAAATCAAGACGTAATAGAATGGTCGAGTGAGCCATTTGCTATTAAATACTTAGGTTTAGATAATAAAATTCATAGATACTATATAGATTTTATGATAAATATAAAAGGTAAGATTTATCTTATAGAAATAAAACCTTATCAGCAAGCATATAATCCTAAAAATCCTGTATTTAAATTAAATCAGGTTAAATGGAAATATGCTAGGGAATTTTGCAGGAAAAATGGATTTGAATTTAAAGTTTTGACTGAAAAAGAATTATTTTAGTATTTAAAAGTTTAAGTTTAAATTTATAATTCTTTAATTAAATATTAAGGATTTCTATAATATAATTCTATTATAAAAAATAAAAAGGCTAATAAAATGCAAAATACATTTAAAACATTTTATAATCACGAAATTTTAAAAGAATCATCACTAAATGAAGCAGGAACTGCATTTGATTTATTTTTTGATATTTTTTATAGTTTTGAGAGATTGATTAATAAATCAATGAAATTAGAGAATGTTAAATTGGTTTCTGAAATAGATAAGAAAAAATGCGAAATGATTTTTTATTTTGACGATATCAAGACAATATCTAAATTAGTATCAAGCGAAAGCGATTTACTTAGAGAACAATTGAAAAAAGACGGATTAGATGTTGATGTTAAAATCGTAATCGACAATGAAAATTCTTTAGTTGGATATGGTATAAAAATTAAATACGATAATATAGATTTATCTAATTTCAATAATGTTTTGCCGTCTATCCAAAAACAATTTAATCAAAACATTGATATAGATAAATCAAAATCAAATTATTTTAATGCTATAATTAGAAATATAAAAAATTATATACAATAAGGATAAAAAGTGAGTTCATCATTTAAAGATTTTTATAATGAAGAGTGTGAAAAGCAAGCACTTAAAGAATCAAAGTTTAATTCAGGTGATTCAAAAATAAGATTAGATAAATTAGGAAATGAAGTTTCAATATTTCTAAGACAATTAAGAGATTATATTCAATAAAAATTAAGGAGTATAAAATGAGTAAATTTATGGATTTATTACTAGAAAATGATTCTGATGAAAAAATAAGAGAAATTATAACAGCAATGGAAAATGATGGCGATGTATATAAGCAATTAAATTATTATTTTAATACTATATACAAAAAACAGAAAAAAGGTCAATTTGACAAAGCACTTGCTATTAAAGGTCTTGATAGAATTATCCAAGATTATACAAAAGTATATACTAAAAAATATGGTGCTATTAAACTAAGTCCTTCAGAACGCAAAGAAGTTGCCACTAAAATAATTGATGTAGATTATGAAGATTATGTTGCAGAGCAAGAATAATTAAAGGAAAACAAATGAGTAAATTTATGGATTTATTGAATAGCATAGCAGAAAATTCAGAATTAAATGAAGTTGCAAATGATGAAGTAGTATTATATAGTTATTTTCTTGATATGTCTGTTGTAAAAGATAGTAGATATGGATTTAAATTATCTATTCTTGATAATTGTTATCAAATAAATAAAGAACTTGATAAAAGAGAATATAAAGATTCTATTGATTTAAATAAAATTCAAAAAGATGATATAGACCTATACGATTATCTTTATTATTGCACTCAAAAAGCAGTTGCAATATATAATAGAGTAAATCAAGAGAAAATAAAATTTTCCCCTGTATTTGTTAGTAAATTTGTTAATTATGTTTATAGTAAGAAAAAAGAAGTTTATACTTATGCAAAAAAATATCAACTAATATCAGAATCTGTAAATCCTAATTCGCCTGAAAACAGAGTTTTAGAATTTTGTGTAAGAACAGATTATAAAACAAAGCAATATGATATCGAAATTAGTGATTCATCAAGTCTTGATGATGTATTAACAATGATACATTTTATGATAAGAGATATTGACAGAAAACAAGCGTCAGTGCCATTTGACAATGATTATTTAGTTGAAAATTATAAAAGATGGTGCAAAGGTATAGTTGATAGATACAATATGCTACAATATAAAAGAGATGACAACGAAGAGAAACCTAAGAATTTCAGTAAAGTTACATTGACTAAGAAATTTATAGTTGATTTTTGTAATCTTGTTTGGGAAAAAAGAGATTATCTTAAGAAAATTAAGAAATAGGTGGTAAAGGATATTTAATGTTAGACTTTAATAATTATGATTTATTTGAAAATGCTTCTACACAGAAAAAACTAGGATTGTTATTATCAGAGATAGCAAAGCAACAAAAAATTAATGATTTCAATTTATTTTATGATGTAGATGATGATACAAAGAAATTGTATTTTATTAAAATTGAAAATATTGAATACGAATATTTTTATAAATTTATAAACTCACTTAGGGCTAAGTATCATCTAAATGATATATTAGATTTTAAACAAGTTAGATTATTTAATAAAGAACAATTTATATTTAAATTTTATCTTAATTCTGATGATAAGTCAGACGCAGATTTTTTTATAACTAGAATTAAATCAATTCCTAATTTTCAAGAGTTCAAATATAACGCAGTAAATGAAACAGATTCAGGCGATATTGCAAGCGTTGAAGCACCATTAGGATTTGAAAGGCGTAATTTGAAAAGTTTTAAGGATTATTACATTGAAGAATGCAATAAGGCTAAATTAGACGAAAAAATACAAAATAGTTATTACAGAAATGATTATGAACGTAAAATTACAAATCTATATCAAGAAGTAGTAGTAATAGAACAACAATTAAATGATTTAGGCGTAGATATAGCAAAATCATATTATAATAAAATTTATAATGCTTTATTTGATTTAAGGGGTTCTTTGCCAAAAGACAATATAACACAAAATTACAACAATTTGCTTGATTTTGGCAAGGTGTTAAAATTTATTAATGATTTATCATATAATTTAAATTTAAAATATCCTAGTTATAAAATATTAATTAAAGTAAATGTATTATCAGATAAAATAATGTTAGGATTTTTCATTAAATCAGATAACTTTGATTATTCAAATGATGATAACGTTGATAAAGTAGTTAAAAATGAATTAAATAGGAACTTTGATAATATAATTCAAAATAGAAAAATTGATATACAATATAACTTTTCAAAATTGAATTATATTGAATTTAATCTTTTTATATCTAAAGAAAAATTAAGCAAAAATAATATAATATCACAGATAAATAGTTCAGTAACACAAACTAAACAAAAAAATATAATATTTAAGGATTAATTAATGAAGACCTTTAAGGATTTCTATAAAATAGAACAACAAAAATCATTAAATGAATCATATAAACATCAAGGTGTAATGGATTTGCCATATGATGACGCTATCGATTTATTAGAAAAAATAAGTATTGAATTTAATGTATTAAGTAGTCAATCTAAATTAAAATATAAAGATAATGTAAGTTATGATGGTGTTTATGTTGGCGAATTATATTTTGATAAATCAATGTTAGACACAATTAAGCATAGATTAGAATTTATATTTAATCTTCATTTTAAAGGTTATAAAGTAGAACACGTAGTTCAATTTTATGATGATGAACTTACAATAAGAGTAGGTTTGCTTGGTTTTTATAGTTCAAAATGTTCTATAATTAAAGCCACACACGAAGCAATTAAAAAAGAATTTTTTACAAAAGTAAGATAATTAAGGAGTTAATATGCAAACATTTAAAGATTTTTATCAAAAAGAATTAACAGAATCTAAAAATACTGATTTAGCAGATGAATTAAGAGATTGCTTGACAACAATTTATCAAGTTGCTAAAAATGCTAGAGATGAAGGAATTGAATTTAAAGGTTCAGTTCTCAAAGAAATTAATAATAATATTAATGTTTTGATATCTAATATTGAAAAAGCAAAATAAGGATTTTAAATGCAAACTTTTAAAGATTTTTATCAAAATGAACTACTAGAAGAATCAACAAAGCCTAGCGGTTCAAGTTTTAAAGATTTTTACAAAAAAGAACTACTTACTGAAGCAACTATTAAAAGAGTAACATATGACGATTTTTGTAGTTTTCTTAAAACTTTAGATAAATCTTTAAGTCCTTTTGCTAAAGATGTTGATTTAGATGATAGTTTTGTTTATAACGGTCAGGACGAGTATGTTTATGAATTGACTTTGTATTTTAATGGTGTTGATACTGAATTAAATGATACTATTATAAGCACACTTAGACAAACAATTATAAAAAATTTGACTAACTCTAGCAATTTAAAAGATGTTAAGTTTCATTCAGATGAAAATTTAGTATCTTTTAGAATAGGTATTATTGATTTTGTTGGTTTAGCAAATGCTAAGAAAACAACATCAGAAATATATAATAACGATATATCTAAAAATTTCTTTAAGGCACTTAGAAACTAATGAATTTAAATATACCTTTAAATGAATATCAATTAAATGCAACGCTTGCAGACGAAGTAATAAGAATTTATGGAGTTCCACTAAAATTGATATTATCAGAGAAAATCAACGAAGATTCAGTTTTCGGCGATTTTTCACATTTAAAGGTTGATAACACTTCTATATTTGAAATTTACGGCTTCCCTGATAATGCTGATGAATATGAAGCAGGCGAAGCCTTATCATCAAATTTTGGCTTTATGGGCGAAACAAATGTAGATATTTATATATCTAAATTTAGTTTTGATAAAATTTTTAAAGACCATAATATAGAATTAGATAAAATTGTTAATTCTCTAATTGTTTTGCCATCGCAAAAAGTCTTAGAAATAACTGATTTAAAAGTTGAAACTCCTAGTATAAACAATTTATTTATGTTTAATAATCTTAAGAATTGTTATAGATTAAAATGTAGAAGTTATCATTTTAAAGAGCAAGATGAATTAAGTTCTGATATGTTTAATTCAAATTCTACTGATAATGATTATTTAGATACTAATGAACTTAAAACGCTTGAATCTTACTTTGATGAATTGACAAATATCAAAGAAGAACAAGATTTAGAAACTAAAGAATATATGGAAAATCCTGACCCTGTATTCGGACGTTTTTAAAAAATATACCAAAATCTCCCTAAAAACTTACTATTTTGATTAAATTTTAAGGTTTATTTAATAATCAATTTTATATAATATCATCAATTTAAATAAAGGAATTTATAAGATGATTATTAATATAGATGATACAACTAATTTAAAGAGAATTATATTAGAATTTGATGAAAGTTCTAATAATAGTGATGAAGAAATTAATATTATAAATTCTAATTCAAATACTACTAATAAAACTATTAAACCTAAATCACGTAAAACAACTAAACAAGATGATACCGCTGATACTACTATTGATAATACAGATGTTCCGATTGATTTTAACAACTACTTAGAATCAACAGAAACATCTAACAATCTAAGTAGTCAAGAAATCATACAAAAGCCTGTTATCCCTGATATTGACAGAGATGTTAAAATAGCGGATAATATGCAAAATTTAAAAATTTAACACAAGGAGTCACATATGACAAAAAAAGAGTTGGTTGCTAAACTAGCAGAAAAACTTGACAGCACAAAGGTTGAAGCAGAAGGAATTATTGAACTTCTATTCAGTGAAATTATTATCCCTGCACTTAAAGCAGGCGATGAAGTTGTATTGCCTGAACTTGGCAAACTTAAAGTAAGAGCCACTAAAGAGCGTAAAGGCGTTACAAATGGTAAGGCTTGGACTAAACCTGCAGGCAAGAAAGTATCGCTTAAAGTTTCATCAACCTTTGAACTTTAATACTACTAGGGGATTATCAAAATCCCCTTTACTCTATTTGATAAGGTCGATACTTGATATTTGAAGCGTTACAGGCGAATAAGAGTGCGATACACTATAAATTCATTAAATTAACATAAGGACATTTAATGTATATAATGGGATTAGATTTAGGCTATTCTAGTGTAAAAGTCGTAGTAGCAAATGAATATGGCGAAATATTAAAAAAATTTAAATTCCCTTCATTAATAGGAATTACAAAAAAAGTTAATGAAGTTGAAAATGATAAGATTTATCAATATGATGATAACTATTATATGGTTGGCGATGAAGCAAAACATTTACCATCTCAAAATATGATAGATATTACAGAATATAAAAATTTAGAATATTATGCTCCGTTGTTACTTAAACACACAATCAAAAAATGCGGAATTACCCCTGATATTATTGTTGCAGGATTATCAATAGCACAAATTAATTATTCAGGATATTTTCAAGCAAGATTGGAAAGTTTTACAATAGATGAAACAGACTATAAATTTGAAAAAGTTTATGTTCTACCACAAGGAGCAGGTGCAAAACTTGCAATTGACAAATATGGTAATAAGTTTCCTGAAGAGCAAAAAGAATTTTTGGGAACAAAGAACTATATAATTTTAGACGTAGGTCAGAATACGATTGATATGCTATCAATTAGCGATGGTGTAACAGATTCGAACTTATGGTATGGCGAAGAACGTCAAGGTATGATGTTAGTTGCGTCAAAAATAGCACAAGAAATCTATAAATCACACAATAGACAAATTACTTTACAAGAAGCAAGACAAATAATGGAACAAGGCTATTATAAATTGCGTGGTTCAAAATACGATTATAAAGAATTTGTTGAAACAACTAAGAAAGAATACTTAAAATCTTTACTTAAATTAGTTGAAGAGAAGTTTCCTTCATTTTTGGATAAAGCAGATTTTCTTTGTATAGTTGGTGGTGGTGCTACACTATTTAAAGACACAACAGATAACTTTATAAGAATAGTAAGAAATGACCCTGAATTTTATAATGCAATAGGTCAAATGCTATTCGGATTAAGACAACTATAAGACAATTTATAGTAACATATTAATATATAAATTTACAGAAAGGAGCAACACACAATAATGTTAAATTTAGCAACACAGAAAGTCTTAAGACAAATTAATGCTATATCTGATAAGGTAATTTTGAAATATCCTGTTACTACTATTTCATCAGAATCATCTGAAATTTTAGTAAATGTTGATATGCAAGCACTAGATTCAGAACAATTTGACAATTTAGGTATATTTGAATTATCTAAATTACTTAAATTATTGTCTTTATTTGGCGAAAATCCTAGTATTAAAGCAGATAATGAAAAAATTACTATAACTTCATCAGATAATACAGATTCAGCAGTTTATTTACTAGCAGATGAATTTACTCTTAAACCTTATGAGAAACCTGCTAATATTGTTGAATCTACTGCTAATTTTCCAAGTGTAGCAGAATTTGATTTAAGTTCAGATGAAATCTCAAAAATTTCAAAAGCATATAGTATCTTTAGTGACTTAGACGGCTTAGAATTTAATGCAATTGACGGAAATACGACACTTAAATTAGTGTTAAATAATAAATACGCTATTTCATCAAATTCTTATTCTAAATCTTATTTTAATACTTCATCAAAGAATTTTAATATAAGAATAAAAACAGAATTATTTAATAAAATTCCTGTTACAAATTACAAAGTAAAGGTGGTATATAATGAAGTAAAAGACGCTTACAGACTTGTTTTTATAACTGATGTGTTTAAAATTGTTATAGCAATTCTTAGACAAGATTAGCAAAAGGTTTTAATTATTAATAAATTTTTAATAATATATTAATAATTATTTAATATTTGAAAAATAGAAATTTGAAAATAGAAAATTGAAAAGGATAAAATTATGAGTGAATTTGATAATGTATTTGATTGGAACAAAATGACAGGGGATAATGACCCTTTTGCAAAGTCAGATTATGACAGCGACAAGCGTTTTTACAACCTACCTAAAGACAAAGAAGGCAATGGTTCAGCGTTGATAAGATTTTTGCCTGATGGCGAAAAGCGTGAAGACGGCTCAATGGGAACAATCCAAAAAGTCTTTAGAATCAATACAACATTTACTAAAAATGGCAAAAAAAGATTTTGTAATGAGTGGAGTCCTACAACAATAGGCAAACCTGACCCATTTTTTGAAGCGTGGCAAAAACTTTACAATTCAGGACAAAAAGAAGAATCTAAAAAATTCAACAGAGCAACAAGATATATTACTAATATTAAAGTAATTAACGACCCTGTTAATCCTGAAAATAATGGTAAGATTTTCTTGCTAGATATGTCTTATAAAATGGCACAAGCAATTCAAGGTTATCTACAACCGCCTGAATCACAACAAAAACTAGGTATTAAACCTAAAAATCTATTTAACCCTATTAATGGATATAACTTTATGCTTATATCTAAAAAAGGCTCAAATGGACTAATTGATTATGATAGTTCAAAATGTGACGACCAACCTTCAGCAATTTATAATTCTGTTGAAGAAGCAATATCAGATATTACGACACACTGCCATAAGTTGTCTTGGTTCTTAGATGAAGCAAACTATAAAACATATGATTTCTTGCAAAATAGACTTAAATATGTTATGTTTCAAGACGCTGAAACACCTAGTGCTACAAGTTCTGCACAACAAACACAGGTTAAAGTTTCACAACCTGATGAAGTTCCGTTTGATACAGGCTTGACTGCTCCTGCACCACAAGTTCAGCCACCTGTGACTCCTGTTGCTCCAACACCAACTGCAACACAAGCACAACCTGCTACTTCAGTAGATGATGAACTAGACGCTTTGATTAACGGATTATCAAAATAAATCAATTAAGGGGATTTTAAACAATCCCCTGTTATACTAATACCTAATATAAAAAAATTTAAATAAGGAAAACATAATGATATTATATGATTTTAGTTCTCTTATACATCGTTCAATCTTTACAGCAATTAAAAATACTAATCCACATAAAAAAGATAAAAAATACGTAACATCTGAATATATAAATCTTTGTATTCATAAAATTTTAACAGAATTATTAGAAGTATATAGATTTTATAATGCTGAATATAAAGATTTAGTTATTTGTTTAGACGACCATTCAAGAGCATATTGGCGTAAAGAATTATACCCTGAATATAAAGAACAACGTAAAGCAATAAGAGAAGAATCTGAAGTTAATTATCAAGAAGTTTTTAAACATTTAGACGTATTAGTAAAGGTAATTAACGATTATACACCTTTTAAATCTTTTGCAGTTCCAGGTGCTGAAGCAGATGATTTAATTGCAGTATTAACTAAAAGATATGCACCATTTGAAAAGATATTAATTCATAGTCCTGATAAAGATATGATACAACTTCATCATTTTGGCGATGTTAAACAATATTCGGCTATTACTAATAAATTTATTACAGAAGCAGATAAAGGCGAACATTGGGAACTTTGCCATATATGTTTAGGTGATGTTTCAGATAATGTTCCTAAAATAACTGATAATACAATATTTAGTAAAAATTTTAAAGAATATCTTAAATCAAAAAATATTAATATTACTGAATTAGAATATTATCATCTTAAAGATAAATCAATATTTAGTGATTATAATAAACTTAATAAGAAAAATGAATTAGATATTTTTGATAATCCTAGATTTGGCGAAGCCACATTATTAAAGAAAATTAAAGAATTTGGAAGTTTAGATAAGTTTTTAGATTCTAATCCTTTATATAGAATTCAATATAATAGAAATAAAGTTTTAGTTTTAGAAGGTGGGATTCCTGCTAAAATAGAAACAGATATTATTAGGGAGTATAATAATTCTGCAACTACTTTTAATTTAGAGAAGTTAGAGATGTATTTAAAACATTATGAATTAAATACTTTAATAATAGAATTTAAGAATTTATCATCACAAAAATCTGATATAATACCGCTAACTGCTGATAATTGTGGTTGGATATAAAGGGGGATAAAATGAATTTACAGGATTGTATAGATAAGATGTTTATAAGTATCATAGTAATATGTATGATTGTAGCCTGTGTTTCAGTAGGATTAATACTTATTATAGGTTAGGGGATTAAATAATGTTTAATGTATTTTCAAAATGTCTTACATCTGATTGTAAATTTAATGACTTATCACTAGACGAAAAGAAAAAATTTAATTCTTTTATGTTTTGTAGATGGCTATCAGGTAATACAAAAACTTTACAAATAGCCGACTTTTTCAATTATTATAGTCAATTTATACCTGATGAAGTTCAATTTGATATAATATCAGATTTTGCTAAACAGCAAAGAATTAAATTTATTAAATTCCCTAGTTTTAAGAAATCTAAATATGATAATTTGTATCTACAACAAAAATATAATTTATCGCCTGAAAAGGTTTTAGAATATCAAGAGTTATTAAATCACTTAGAATCGCAAAAGGAAAACAAATGATAATATCTATTCATAGTAATGATTTAGTTGGATATGGTTGTAACTTATTATTAAATCAAAAATTTACACAAATAGATAAAGTAAAAGATTTTAGATTTAATTATTATAATTTAGATTCTATTATTAATGAAATAAATGAAATTAATTCTATTGATAAGATTAAATGTATTTTTATTTTAAATATAGATATACATAATTTTATTGATAAAATTAATGAATTATCAAATTTATATAAAGTAATAGTTATAGATTATAATAGATATAAATTTGCATTTAAAGATGATAACAAATTTAATTTTACATTAATAGATAAAAATCAATCTTGTATTAGAACTTGTTATGAATTTTTAAAATTAGACTCTTTAAATTCACAATCCATAAATTTAATTTTAACAGAAATAGAAAAATTTGATAACTTAGAATTAAATTCGCTAGGCTATTATATGAATTTATATTATTGGGAGCATTTTAATAATCAAGATTTAGACACACATCTATTGCCTGTATTAAATCCTGAATTTGAAAATATATGCAAGCAAATTGAATTAAATCATATTAAATTCTTAAAAGAAAATCAAGAATCAATAAAATTAAGAGATGATTTCGCATTTATATTGCTTGATAATTGTTTTATGCCACTAATAAAATCTCTAAAACAAAAATATAAAATTGTATTAACAACATATGGCAAAGTATATTTTTATACAAATATAGATAATAAATTTGAACGTGCTAGTTTTAGATTAAGATTAAAACATTTTAAAGAGAAATTACAATTAAATGCTTTATTTTTATCTAATTTTAATTCAAAATCTAATATAATAGAACATAATTGCAATTCATCTGAAGAAGTTAATAAATTCTTAGTTGAATTGTGTAAATCAATTACGGAATAACCCAAAGTAAGGAATTTTAATGAATATTCAAAATGCTATTTTAAAAGAAATTATACAATCGCCTGAATATTTTAGTAAGGTAAGAAATATTTTATTAGAAAATAAAGTATTTGAAACTAATAATCAAGTTATATTTAATATTATTAATAAATTCTATACTGATTATGCAAAGATACCAAATTTAACAGAAATAGCACTACAAGTTAAAGAAATTCCTAATAAAGAACAGCGTGCTAGTATAGCAGAATCTTTAAAAGAGATTAAAAATTCAGAACAAATTAATCAAGAATTCTTAATTGATAAAACCCTTGAATTTGTAAAAGACCAAGTATTTACTGAAGCAATGATGGTGGGTGCAGATTTTATAGATTCTAAAAAAGAGAATTTAAAGGCTAAATCACGTGAATTAATGGAAAAGGCAAGCAAAATTTCACTAGATTTTGACTTAGGTTTGGATTATCAAGATATAGATAAAAGAATTGATTATTATCAAAATCCTAAATCAGGTATCAATTATCATAGATTCAATGAATTAGCCAAAAGATTAGGTTCAGGCTATCAAAAAGGCACTTTAAATCTATTCTTAGCCCCTGCTGGCGTAGGTAAATCATTATTAATATCATCATCTATTACAGATTTTATACAACAAGGATATAATGTTTTATTAGTATCAATGGAAATGTCTGATTTTGAATTTGTTAAACGTATAGACGCAGATAACCTAGATTTACCAATTAATGACCTTAAAAATATACCTAAAGAAATTATTAAAAATAAATTTAAAGAACACTCAAACAAATTAGGTAAATTTTATACTAAACAATATCCTGCAGGTTCATTTTCTGCTTCAATGTTAGAATCTTTATTAGATATGTATAAATCTAATAATGTTGAATTTGACTTGATTTTTTTAGATTATATAGGTATAATGAAGTCTGATAGAGTTCAGCCTAGTGTGGGTCTTTATTCATATATTAAAGCAATAGCAGAAGAAGTTAGAGCAATCGCCGTAAAGCGTGATTTATCCATAGTTTCAGCGAGCCAACTGAATCGTTCAGCAATGAATAAAAAAGATTCTGATAACTCGGCAATATCTGATAGTATAGGAACAGCACAAACAGCCGATTTTATGTGTTTTCTTTTACAAACCGATGAAATGAAAGAGAAATCTGAACTTATCTTTAAAATTACTAAAAATAGATATACAGGCAGAACAGATTTTTTCAATATGAAAGTAGATTATAATAAAATGCGTGTTTCAGATGTTGTTGATTTTGGCTCTAAAGAGCAACAATTACAAACAGAAACATATGTAAATGATGAAATTAAAAGAATAGAGATAGAGTCAATGCAAAATTTGACGGATTGGACGTTTAATGACACAGACAAAGAATAGAGATTTTAATATACTTAAAAATTACAACAAAGAAATTAATCTTAACACTAGAGTTAATGATTCTAATACTGATTTAGATTATAAAAATATTAAGAATCTAAAAAGAGAATTAGAATTAGAAATTTTAGAAAGTTTAGAAGGTATAGATGAATTAAGGGATTTTAAATATAAGATAGATGATACAGATACAATAGATTTAAGTAACTTATATAAATAGTTATATGAATATTATATTATCTGTATTATCAAAACTTATATTTAATAAATATGTTGCTATTGGTTTAATAGTCCTAAGTGCTTTGGGTATTTACCATTTTAGGGTAGAATATCTAAAATCTGAAATTTTGGAAAAACAAAACACAATTTCAAAATTAGAGCAAAAAATCAATATATTTGAAGATTTAAATTCAACTCTTCATAAGACTATTGAGATTAAAGAATCTAATTATGATTTTCAAATTTCAGAACTTAAGAAATTATTAATTCTAAAGCCAAAGGTTATCACTGAAACTAAAGTTCAAAAAATAGTGATAAACAAAGAGAAAAATCCGAATTGTGAGTTAAAATTAACAGACTTAAACAATACGAATTTATCTGATATTTACTTAAATATAGGAAGGTATAAGAAAGATGAAAACATTAAAACACGTAAGCAGTAGTATAATATTAGCAAGCACGCTACTTTTATCAGGTTGTGCTACAACACAGGTATATACACCGCAATATATCCCTGAACCTGTTGAACCCCCTAAATTTGTAGAATATAACGTTCAACTTGTTACAATTGATGATACTGAATATTTTTTATTAGATAAAGAAAATATGAATAAATTAGCGTTAAATTGGTTAGATTATAAGAGATTTGCTGAAACTAATTATGATATTTTGAAAGATTTACATAAAAAATACATAAATAAAATTAAAAATGATAA